TGTAGTCATCTAAGCGAGCATGTTAACACAAAACTCTGAAAATGTCAAGACCTCAAAAATCTAGTCTAGGGGTTGACAAAAATCTCGACTAGGTTTATAATAACTCTACTAGATTCAACTAGATTTCATATAATCTCGACTAGATCATAACTAGCTCATAAAACTCTACTAGACCCCTCTAGAATCGTCTATAACACGTCTAAACTAGATCTCTACTAGATTGTACTAGATTCTTCGTAATTCATAACTAGACGCACTAGATCATGTATACGTATATGTACTAGATCATAACTAGATCATGTATACATGTGTACTAGATCATGCGTGTATATGTGTACTAGATGAGCGAGAATGCGTGTACTAGATGTACATGTACATACATACACACGCTCACCCCACTCACCCCTACCCACACCATTAATGCGTGTTATGTGATATTATGTGTGTGCATGTATGTACGTTGTGTATACATGGTGTGGGTAGGGGTGAGTGATAGTTTTCCCCAGAATTTCTGTCTCAAGGGGGGAGAATCGATGAAATTCTTATAGTTTTCCACAGAATATTATAAAACTGTGGAAAACTTTTGTTTTGCTAATATTAGTGATATCACGTATACACCACGTAATCAAGTACTATTGTGACAGTTTCTGAACTGTCCACTAATTGCCCCATTCGTGCTCGGATGGGGTATTATATTATCAATCGCAAGAATTCCATGGCAGATCGTATCATCGATCGTGACAAGTTGCAAGATCTTTATATCAATGAGATAATTGATGGAATGGATGTTAAAGATCTGTGTGCGTTAGTTTATGACTACATGGACCAAAATCTTGAGTCGTATAGTGTTAATGAACTGATCGCAGAAGTTGAAGAGTATTACCCTGAACTTCTGGTAGAAAGTGAAGCAAACTCTCAGTGAGTTCTTAACACAAACTGGGCAGCCGCCCGTGGACGGTTGGCACAGTGTCCACCATTCGCCCCATTGCCCCCGATTCTGTGCCATCATACCTGTATGAACAAAACCACTTCCAATCCCTACATCGCTCAGATCTACGCCAAGGGTCGCGACTACGTGCCCACCCCTGCTAAGATGGGTGAGTTCCCCAAGACCGTTCACGGTCGCGTCTTTGAGACTGAAGAAGAGTATCGCGAGGCAATCGCTGACATGCTCAACGGTCTCTGATTATGTACACTGATCCTTGCACTTTTGCCATGAATTCCTTCAACTTTTATCTGCAATCGCTTCCCTCATTCATCACTCAAAACGATGCCGATTGGTGCATGGTTTATGATTGGATGGAGGATATGTGTGGTCCTCTGAAAGATTATCACTGGGAAGAAGTTGCCCAAGTGTATAAAGAATTCAACAACGATTCTCGCTACTGATACAAATGACCATCACAGAACGTAATCAGAAACTCTACGAACTGCGTGAGAGTTTGCTTAAGGCAAGGGCACAAGTTGCCTGGATCGAACAAGAGATCTGGTTGACCAACCAAAGGTATAAGAACCAGGATCTTGATTTGTATCAAGAAATGTTCGGCACTAATTAACACAAACTGGGCGGCTGCCCGACCAGTTGGGCAAGTGTCCACCAAATCCCCCAGACCCTGCCAGGGGATGCCATACTAATCACATCAACCAAACGAACCACCATGAACGGTTACGCCAACTACGAAACCTGGAACGCTGCCCTCTGGATCGGCAACGATGAGTTTCTCTACAACACTGCTAAGGCATGTGTGACCTACCGTGAGGTGGGCATTGAGACTGCCTGGGAGAAGTTCGTGCGCTGCATGACTGACGGGCAGATCGGTCGCCATCTGGAAACCACGGGTGACGGTGTGCGCTGGGATGACCCTGCCATCGATGCCCAAGAGATGGAGGAGATGATCTGGGAACTGTGAGGGGTCGCCCCTTCCCGTGATACAATACCACCAACGACACCCGAACCATGTTTGCAGTCCAACCCATCGCCTGGAAAAAATTCGATGAGCACGGCGCCCAGTACTCCTGCAGCATTCACAGCGCCTATAGGATCGGGCAGCAGTGGGGAGAGCCCTGCATGATCTGGCGCCTGACCTCAGGTCAACCGATCCGCTGGTGTCGCACCGATGCCAACACCAATGCCATCGCTGATCTGGTGTTCGGTTGCTGAACTGTCCACTTTTGTGGCACAGCGCCCCCATCTCCTGTATCTTTAAGAAGTCAACCGCACAGCACCTAACATGCGAAAGATCGAATCCCAAATGAACGCTGCCATCTCCAACGGCAAGAACTGGAGCAGCGCCAACACCAGCGTGACCCATACTGATGAGGTCGCCCAGGTCCGACTCCATGGCAACCTGATCGCTGAGATCGGTGACAATTTCATCCGCCTGTTTGATGGTGGGCATCAGACCAACACCACCAAGTCGCGCCTGAATGCCATCCTGGCAGAGCACGGCGAACCCTGTGATCGCGTCTTTCAGAAGGATTGGTCCTGGTTCGTGACCATGGGAACCGCTCAGGGTCCGACCACCGTTCCGTTCTTCTCCTCCATGCGCCTGGGGTGATCCCCCCCGATCTGCTACAATATCAAAGAACGACACCGACACCATGCGCGACTTCGCCATCATCCTGGAAACCGACTCCACTGCCACCGCTGAGATCCGATTGTTCCCCCTTCGCCGTCGTGCCATGATTTTCTGGCACAGCGGCAGCATCTCATCCCACACCGTCCGCCGTCGTGATATGGTCCGCCTGCTTGCTGACCTTAAGCAATCGGCAGGGCAATGGGTCAACCGCTACGCCTTCGATTATCCGACGACTTCCCTCGTCTGGTGATCTGCTACAATATCCCTAACGATCCAAACCAACGGACCATGACTCACACCGCTCTCATCGAATCCCTCCCCATCTATCAGAAGTGGGAGAGCAGCAAGCAAAGCATCTGGGAAGGCAGCAAGTTTCAGTCCTTCCGAAACATCCCCTCTCCCAAATCCAAAGGCGCCCAGGGCGAGCGTCTGGTTGAGCAGGTGATGGAGGCGCTCGGGCATCGTGTCGATCGTCCCGCTTCGTCGGAGCATGATCGGATCATCAACGGCATTAAGACTGAGATCAAGGTGAGCACCACCTGGAATGAGACCCTGGACAATTGGACCTGGCAGCAGATCAGGGAACAGGATTACGATCGGATCATCTTCGTCGGCATCAACCCCAACGACGTGAGCATCTGGTGGGCGACGAAGGATGACCTCCGCCAGTTCGTGCTTGGTCGTGATGACCACCGCCAACATGCTGGCAAGGACGGCGGGCAGGAACTTTACTGGATCCAAGGCAGCGGCAAGCGCCCCTGGTTTCGTGATCTGGCAGACTTCTGATCCTACCACGGCGGGGCGGGTGCCTCGCCTTTTTTGAAAAAACAAAAAAGGTGTTTTGGCAGTGTTATTGAGAACGGTCGCGTCTTATTGCGAACGCACCGTATATTAATCTAATGGGTCCCTCTAACCTACAAAACTTTGAAAACGAGCGATAAGTATTCTGTTTTCGAATTTGCAAAAGGGGAACCTAGTGATCAAAAAAATTTTCCGTGGTATAATACATACTATAGGTCATTCAAATTATGGACAATTACAACATCTATTGCCGAGGTCGCCGTATTTACTCCGAGGTTTCCGAAGACGAAATGTTGGATATTCTCGCAGGATTCGCAGAAGACTTTCATAGTACGGGCGAGCCTGATCCTGACGAAATTGCTGTAGAATTGATAGAAAACAATGGAAAAGCAAGATACCTCACAAAACCCCCCACAGTTTGAATTATATTATCGAGTGCCGATGCGAACAGATCATGTATTACTTTCAGAAGCACTTGATGAACTTTTCAGAAGATTAGAAAAATTAGAAAAAAATCTCGATGTCATTTCACGCCGCCTACCCCCTGACAGTGGGGTACACACTAGTTGATAAGAATCTATTATCTACTGTCAGACTTCATGATTCATGGTCTGATGTAATTGTAGTATCAATTGCACCAAGTCCATTAGGGACACCATGGCCAATTACAATTATTGAAGCGAGGGTAGAGTTTGATAATTTTGCGAAGACAGTTATAAGAGCACCTGGTAGTGGACAACCAGGGGATTGTAAAGCATGGACTGAGGGATCAGTTGATATTTTATCAAAAGAGATGAAGATTTTAGATCCCGATAATGATTCAACGAAAGTGATTAGTGGAGTTACGTATCCGATAATTTTTGCACCAGGGGGAATGACATTTTCTGGTCAATACACTAAGGTATTATTTCCATGTGATAAGGTTGAATATTTGGATGATAATACTACAGATGCAAATATAGTTGAAGCTCATCCTTATGCGGATGAGGAAGGTACGAAAAGTTTATATATTGAAAAACTACCAAGTTCATATGATCATCTTACCGAGTTTAGACCTGATCCAACACATGACGTAACATTAACATATCATATTCATGTTGTATATCAGGGTGGATTTTTTCCTGGTGATCCTGCGAATGGTATTGCTCCAATTACGATTCCATCTGGGTATGAGATTCATACAATTACTCAGAAGGTACTAAATAATCCAGATGATAATGTTCCAATTATTAACTACTTGCTACGTAAAGAAATTGGTGTAACTGCACAGCAAGAGAAGTATGGTTGGGGTGAAGAGGATCCAAAATATAAAGCATATAGTTTATACGAAGAATAAAATGCCAGCAGCGACTCGAATTGGTGATGCAGATCTTGTCCATTGTTCTGGAATGGTTAGAGCAAAGGGATCTAGGGATGTTTTTGTCAACGGAATTTCATGGAGTTTACAGACACATAACAATACTGCACACTTACTTCCTGGTGATCCTTGCCCCACACATGCAGCACCCATCAGTCGTGGCGATCAAACGGTATTTGTTAATAATATTCCTTGCGGAAGAATTGGAGATCCAACGTGTACCGCAGTAGGAAAAGGATCTAGGAATGTTTTCGCAGGTGATGCTGCAGCTGCACTCAATGCACCAACTAATGTAACACTTACAACCGCACAAGTGAACGCATGATATGGCACTCAAGACAGAATATACCTTTGCAATTGGTAGCACTTTTACACCAGACAGGTTCAATGAGGACGTAAATCACGTTGCAACCTCATGGCAGGTGTCAAATCAACCTGAATTTGGTGATGATGGGCGTGTAGGTGACCGTGATTTTATTGTTTATGAGTCATTAGTTGATACAACCGCGTTAAAAACCCTTCGGTTTTTTGCAGAAGACGTATTAGAACCGTTTAAAGACTATTATTTACGCGCAAAATACCATTCTGACCTCAAATCTGGTCGTTCTTTGGACCCTTTGGTGCTGAAATGTACTAATGGGTCCAATGTTGTAGAAATTTTAGGGCGTCAAAATGCGGAAACTGGTCTTATTGTCGCAGATTCTGTAGCAATTCAAGAAATTGAGTATGCAATGAGAGTAGATTACAAGAGTAATCTGAAGGGATTGGTTGGTGGAAACATGTTTTCTGCGGTTTCTATCATCAAAAGCATTGATTATACTAATCAAACGCTCACATTGTCGCAAAACTGCTTATTTTCTGGAGCTTTTATCTTTGATTTGCATGAAACTTTTCAAAGTGTATGGAGTTCTGCGATCAGATTTGATTCTGATGAAGGTCTTTGGGCAACAATTGAGATTGTTACTCAACCAACAGACATTTCTATTCCACTTACACAGTCTGGAATCCTTACTGTTCTGGCACAAATGTCAGATTCAAGTACAGTTTCTTACCAGTGGCAAATTAGAAACTCTTTAGGGCAGTTTCAGGACATTTCTGGAGCTACAGGAACGAATCTAAACATATCAAATGTTGCTCTAACTGATGATCAGAGTGTTTATCGTGTTATAGCAACATCAATTTATGGTCAAGTTCTGATTTCAAATGAAGTAACACTGACTGTTATCCCAATTACACTCACAATTCTCAGAAATCCAAGAGATTCTACGTTTGTTCAGGGTGGAACCGCATCGTTTGACGTGGTTGCTGAGATTAATGGTAATGCAAATCTTACATATCAGTGGCAAAAACAAGAAGCAGTTGATGACCAATGGGTAGACATTACTGGTGCAACTAGTGTGACTTATGTAACAGGAACACTTGACTCTGTAAATGATCTTGGTGACAAGTATCGTGTCAAGGTCAGTAATGATGTTGCACCTGATATCTTTATATTTTCTGAACAAGCTGAACTACTTGCACAACCATACGATCTTACTCTTGTTTATCCAGACAATACAACGCAAAACTGGATATTTGACATCGATGGTCCAGTGATTTGTGATAGTAGTGTTGGTACTACGTGGAACGTAATTCCACAGTCACCACAGGATGTTGATATTAAGATGTGGGGTAAGAGTACAAGTAGTGAGTATGCTGGATATAGTGAAGGTAGGGTTACCCTAACACAAGGAAATGACTATAGAATTCATACAAATGTTGGTGGTGGATCACATGGAACTGGGTATGGTTGGCCATCAAATGAAAATGGTGGTGGTTATACTGGAATTTTTGATGGTCTAAGTGCATCTCAATCATCAGCAATTATGATTGCTGGTGGATCTGGTGGTAGAGGATATGGTCATGGATCATCTGCTGGTGGTCGTGGTGGTGGTAATAGTGGTAGTGCAGGTACAAACTCCAATGATACTCAAATTGGATCCACTGGTGGTGGAGGTGGTTCTCAAACCTCTGGCGGTGGAGGAGGTGGTGCAGGGGGATCCTCTGGTAGCGCCTTACAAGGTGGTAGAGGTGGTGATGGATATAGAGGTGGTTACCCCAACGCTGGAGGCGGTGGCGGTGGCGGCGGCGGTTACTACGGCGGCGGTGGCGGCGGTGGTGGTAATGACAATGGTTCATCCACTCGTAATGCATCTGGTGGTGGAGGAGGATCTGGTTACATTAATCAATCACTAGTTACTAATGGTCTTACCTCCAATGTCAATACAAATAATTTGTTATCAAATGGTGGTACTTGGGATGATCTGGATCCAAACCGCAATAATGCAGGATATAATTCTAATGGATCCGCTCGTCTTGTCATGTCTTCTGTTTTAGGTCAATATTATACAGATCCCGATGGAAGATTCCTCATCTTTTCCAACTGTACTTACATGACTCCACCATCATCGATGCAGAAGACATTCGGTACTGTATATCCAGGAGATACTAAGTGTATTGATAATGCAAGATGGCAGAGTATTCGTAGTTCTGCTGGTAACACCTCTGCTACAAATTATCGTATTCAATTTACAATCGGTGGATCTAAGAAACCATGGGCAACAGGAAATCCCACTGATTATAATCTTTACAAGATGAGAACTGCAAATGTCTTACCATTGGTAACTGATCTTACTGATTGGGGTAGTTTTGCAGATGTTTCAACAGCAGATTCATATAGAAATTTGGTATATTTTGCTTGGCATGAAGATGCTCTTGATAGTTATGCTGGTCCTTATTGGGGATATGGTTTGGATTACACTGGATTATCTTATGGGGATTATAATAGTTCTCCTCAATATTATACTAGTCCAGGAACTAGTGCATTTGCACAGTCAGTTAATTCATCAATACCTACATTTTCTGGTTCATACGACAGTGAAAGAACAATCTCAATGTGGATCATTCCACCAGGGGTAACACCAATTACAGGAAGTAGTAGAACTGCAACAGCTGATGTATATGAAAACCCAGCATGTAATCCTTCAACATATTCAAATGGGTGGTACACAAGAACTGGTGGTAGTGAGACTACTCCTAGTAGTTGGAGACAGATTGTTATCATTTTTGATGGTGTTGTTGTTGTGAACACTCAAACTGATTCTGTCACTATAAATCCATTTGATGGTACGATTACTAAAGATGGGTGGACTTATGAAGCATCTACCCATAGGGGATCAGTTTATGGTTGGGCTTCGGATGGAACTTCTTGTGGTCAGCAGTCAAGTCCTAATGGGGACTTCTGCAATTCATTTGACGTTATCAGGTATTGATGCTATACTGATCCTTTCAAGAGAACTTTACAAATGGCAAAAGCAAAAGGTGGTTTGAACAAGAGTGTTGGATACGTTCCAGGAAAACCTAAATTGACTCGTCAAGGACGTTCTGCCAATACTAAGTATGCTGCCACTAGTCGTAATAATGCACGTAAACCATACCGAGGTCAAGGTAAGTAATTAGAGACTAAATACCTTAGGAGATAGCAACCTCCTAAAAAGTTCTTATGGACTTTTAGGAGGTTTTTTCATGGGAAATCATCATCACGTAGACAAAAGTGAAGAATTTATTAATGAGGGTATGACTCTAATTACTGAGGTGGAGTCAGAAAAATGGTTGAAAATGCATGAAGAAAATAAGAAAAGAGCAGCATCTAAACCACCAGCAGACAGACTTTCGAGACCTTGTGGAGGTCCTGGTGGATTTGATGATTTTGTAGAAAGGTGGCATCAATAGAGTCTAAATAAATATAAGACGACGTTATTAGTGCCTTATGGCGCAACAAAAATCTAGGTCATTTAAAGATATTTCATTTTCTTTTGATCGGCATCCAAAAACAAAGGATGTTCTGATCAAAAGAAATGAGCAGGCTATTGCATCTGCATTAAAGCATTTGATTCTGACGAATGAAGGTGAAAGACCTTTTCAACCCAATTTGGGTACGAACATAAATCGTCTCCTATTTGAAAATATAGACGTTGGTATTGCGGCAGCATTATCTCAAGAAATTGAGAGTCTTATCAAGACATATGAACCGAGAGTTGAATTGGAATCTGTAGAGGTAACTCCAGATTTTGAAAACAACGGATTCTCTGCCCAACTGAACTTTTTCATCATTGGTATACCATATCTTCAGACCGTAGACATGTTTTTAGAGAGCACTAGGTAATGGCAAATACAAAACTAACAGATTTAGATTTTGAGCAGATAAAAGCAGTATTAAAAGACTATCTAAAGAATAATACTGATTTTAGCGATTATGACTTTGATGGATCTGCACTTTCAAATATTGTAGATCTTCTAGCATATAACACATCATATCAGGCATTTATGTCTAATATGGTGGCAAATGAATCATTCCTAAGTTCAGCGGTTCTTAGGGATAATATTATTTTACATGCCAGAAATTTAGGGTATTTGCCAAGATCCACAAAGTCATCTAAAGCAGCATTTACTTTCAATATTTTTTCAACATTTGATGGATTGACTGGTAGTGCTCCAGCATCAATCACTATCAGATCAGGAGCAGTATTTACTGCAATAAAAGATAATAATTCATATACATTTTCGACTCCAACAGACATTACCACACCTTTGGTGTATGTGGATCCCCAGTCCCCTTCTTTAGGCGCTACAGCGGCTTTTACAGGGGTCTCACTGTATGAAGGGACATACCTCACATCTACCTTCAATGTAAATCGTCAGGATCTAGATCAAAGATTTGTATTAGAGAATTCTGGAATCGATCTTGACACTTTAGTTGTATATGTTTCCCCATCAGCATCCAGTACAGAGCAAGTAACCTATACTAGATCCACTAATATCACTCAACTCGATTCTGAATCAAAAGTATATTTTATTCAGGAGATTGAAGATGAGCGTTATGAACTCATTTTTGGTGATGGAGTAATTGGGCAGCAGTTGGACGATGGATCTCAAGTTACTGTCACATACATCATTTCAAGTGGAAGTGATGCAAATGGTATTCAAGGTAATGAAAACTTTGTATTTTCTGGAAATGTAACCAATAATATTGGTGCTGTACCTGCTTTGCAGACTATTACAATTGCAAATTCACCAGTAACTGAAGGTGGTGCAGAAATTGAGTCAATTGATTCAATTAAATTCCAAGCACCTAGGTTCTATTCTACTCAGAATAGAGCAGTGACTGCTTCTGACTACGAAACTATTACTAGACTTGTTTATCCCAATGTTGATGACTTATTTGCCTTTGGTGGTGAGGAATCATCTCCACCAGAATATGGAAGAGTAAAAATTGTTATCAAACCAAAGTCTGGAGATAAATTATCAGCAAGTTCTAAAAACTTCATCAAGCAAAAACTTCAGAAATATAAAGTAGCATCTCTATCGGTTGATATTATTGACCCAGCAGTAGTTTACCCTGTAATTGATTCTGTCATATATTACAATGCAGATGAAACAACTTCAACTGCATCTGAAATCAAAAGTTTAGTAGAAACTGCTATCGATTTACATGAAGCATCAACTGCATTGAGTAAATTTGGCGGTAAACTAAAATATAGTAAATTGGTATCAGTTATTGATGATGCTGACATTTCTATCAGCAGAAATGACACTAAGGTGTTTATCAGAAGAGATTTGCAGGCAGTTTTGAATACTAATGCATCTTATGAACTGTGTTATGTAAATGCTTTTCAGATTGACACTGATGCACCTATTCTATCCTCTACGGGATTCAATATTCAGGGATATGACAATACACTATTTCTTGAAGATGACTACTCTGGATCCTATGTAAATAGTAATAGAACTACAAAGAATGTTCTTGCATATTATCTCAACAATTCCATCAAAACATATCTTGGGGAACCAATTGGGACAATTAATTATGAAACGGGTGAGATTTTATTAGGTCAAAAATCATCATTAGTTATTACTGGAACTTCTGAACCTGGATCAGTTGTAAAAGTAACGGTGAAACCTAGAAGTTATGATATCTTCGCAAGAAGAGAAGTATTTTTATCCTTAGTCAAGAGAAGCATTCAAGTTTTAGCGGAGTCATAAAGAATGATCAACATTTCCCAATTAGTCGATAACCAGTTACCAGACTTTTTTGTCCAGGAATATCCGCTATTTGTTGAATTTTTCAAACAGTATTATAAGTATACTGAAATTGATAATTCTTCGTCTTCAATCCTGAAAAAAATTCAGACATATCAAAGTTCTGATTTTTATAAGGATGGTATTATTCTTGAGACAGTGTTAGCAAATGATGTGTCTGTTACAGACACCCAAATTGTGCTATCTAGTGATGTAAATAATGCTGATGCTGTAGATAAAAATAATATTCCAATTTTTGAGAGATTTCCAAAAGAAGGATTGCTTCTTCTAAAATCTTCAAACGGAAATGAAATTGTTCAGTATAAAAATATCAATAAACAAACTGGTGTTGTCAGTCAGATTAAGAGAGGGGCTGCTGGAACCGTCAAATTAGGCGATCTTCTACTAGAATCTAATTCATATACCAGCACCGAGGTTATTGAACATGCTGCTAATGATACTGAAGTAATTAATATTACTCATCTATTCTTAGCATCTTTATTCAAGAACCTAAAAACTCAGTATTTTTCTGGTTTGCCCGTAGAAAGGCTAAATGAAGGGGTAAATGTACCAACTGTACTGAAGTATATTAAAGATTTCTATAGATCTAAAGGAACAAGTCCTGCTGTAGAGTTTTTATTCAGAAGTTCCTTTAATGATGATAAAGTTCTCATAAGATATCCAAATGAGCAACTAATTAAAGCATCTGAGTCTACTTGGTCTGTAGATACTATTATCCAAGCAGATTTAGTAAATCTTTCTAATGGATATACTACAGACGATCTTTCTGGATTGGTTCTGAAACAAGTAAAATATGCACATGACACTTCTATTGAGGAAGCATCTGCATCTATTGAAAGAGTTATTTCTCTAAAGAGTGGAGAAAGACAATTATATAGAATTTATGTAAATAGCGAAAGCGTTACTGGTAATTTTTCTCCAATCAACCAAACTCTTAGTAGAGTAAACTTTTCTTTTGGACAAAAATCTTTAGTTGTAGATTCTACAGTAGGATTTCCAGAAATCAATGGTGTATTTTACATTGAAGGAGTAGTGGATGCAAATGGTGAGTCTGTTGCATTTACTTATGCAGAAAAAACTGGAACTGAGTTTTATGGTATTGAAAGTGATGCCCTAGGATTTACTACTGCAAGAAAAAATGCAAGAGTTTATAGTGGGAATGTAGTATCTGTAGTAGAAGATATCACTTCATCAGTATCATCACCATTTGCTACGTTTAGACCAACAGGAATTATTAGTGACTTTGATATTGTTAATACTGGATTATTATTATCAGAGGGCGACAAGTTTGATTTTGTACAATCGGGTATTGAAGGCAATTTACCAATTCAAACCTCTTGGTCACAAAATGCGCCAGGAAATGAAGCAAATGTGTCTTTGGTGAGTGTTTCTGGTCAGATGAGATCGACTTATTTGCAAAATGATTATAAAGTTACCAAGAGTGTAAATGGGGTATATGATGATGGTGATTATGTGTATGTTTCTTCTAACGGATTTCCAGATGTAGTCGGATCTATTGGTAATATTAATGGTGGTCCTAATGCATTATTGAATCCAGCTTCTCAAAGGCATCTAAAAAAGATTCCTAAGAATCTAAGTTTTGCACAAACATTATATCCTCTTCCAGATGATAATACAGTTGCTGTCTCTGTTGACGGTGTACCTATTATTTCACCTACAGGAACGAATGAATCTCTATCTAATAGAGAATTAGTAACTCAAGGTGAGATTATTAAAATTAACGTTACTAATGGAGGATCTGGGTATTCTGAAGCACCTAGAGTATCGATTAGTGGTGTAGGTGGTGCAACAGGAACTGCAGTTGTCACAAATGGAAGTGTTACTGCAATTACAATTACTGCTGCAGGTCAAGGTTACACCTATAGACCAGAAATTACCATTTCTACGGGTTCTGGTGCAGTTTTGGAAGCTAATTTTGGATCTAACAATAGATTAGGTGATATTCAATCTCTGGATATTGTAAATAGTGGATCTTTCTATACTCAAGCACCAGATATCGAAGTTGTAGACGAATCTGGGAGGGGTAGAGGCGCTAAATTTATTGTCCAGTCTATTGATCCAGTAAATGGTAACATTACTGCTATTAAGAAAGTATCTGGTGGATTTGATTATGATCAGACTAAAACCAAGATATATGTAGTATCTACTGGAACAGGGGCAACTGCAGAAGCAGAAGTAAGAAGTTGGCATAGAGATAATTATGCGGCATATACTCAGTTTGCCGATGATGCTAATGGATACCCTTTCCAAGGTAGATTTCCTGAATATAATGATGCTTACTATTATGTTGGAAATCCTAGGGGATATAGAATTACTAAGAATGACAACATTACTTCTGGTGGAGTCGAATTACCATCCGACCTAACCCACTCACCAATTGTTGCTTGGTCTTATGATGGTGTTCCAATTTATGGTCCAGTTGGATATTCAGATCCGACGGATTCTAACTCTGCCCTAAAGAGAGTTGAGTCTTCATATTACTTGAGAGATGATAGAGGTGAAAATGGTCCTAGTGCTGTTGAATTTACTATGGGCAGTTTCGTAGAGGATTATGAGTACAAACCAGAGGGTAATCCTCTACATAAAGACTTAGATAAGCATAATGGTCGATTCTGTGTCACTCCAGATTTTCCAGAAGGTAGATATTGCTATTTCTTGACGATTCATAGTAGTGATGATATTAATCAAAGGAATAGACAGGATGCTAGACCAAGATATCCTTATATGATTGGTCCAACTTATAAATTCAATCCTGAGACCTCCAATTTCACAAAAGAATCGATTCTTTCATCTTTACCATCTAATGCCATTAGAATTAGAGATGTTAATGATAATGTTCCTAATTTTGGAACTAATTTAGAAGCATCTGTTACTGCAGTTTCTTCTGGATCTGTAGATTCGGTAATTATTGAAAATCCAGGAAATAATTATTCAGTTGGAACTGATAATTATATCCCAAGATTTGTTGCTGGAGATAAACTTTTTGTAGACGATACAAATACTCAAGGTGTAGGATTTGCTGGTAAAGTTGCTTCTATTGTTGCTAAAAACAACTCAGGAAATGATATTGGAGTATCTTCAATTTCATATTCCACAATCACTGGATCCTTAGATGTTAGAAAACAGGTTCTAAACATTGCTCCACCAACATTTGATGGAACTGATTTTCAGTATAACAAAATTTTTGAAAATGACACTATCGTAGATACATCTAAGACCAAGTATGCTATTGAAACAGCAATTGCATGTTCTGCTACAGATACTGTACTTAGATTTAGAACTGCAAATACTTCTAATGTAAATATTGGAGATACGATTGACATTCAATCAGAAAGTGTATATATCAATAGTGCATTTACTAATAGTTCCAGATATGTATATCTTAGTGTAGCAAATATACAATCATCGGATCCCGTTTCTCCACAAACTGATCAAGGATTCTTCTATAAGTACGAAAACGGTAAAGAATTATTTGATGAGATTTATGTTGATTCTGGAGATCAATCTACTAAGGTGGGTAGAATCTTAGAAATTAATGCAGTCTCAAATATATTGAAGGTTGAGATGTATATTGATCCAGATACTCAGAATTACTATGCAATCCCAGCATTAGCAACAGGTATCTCAAACCAAATCCAAACAGAACCTCGTTATAGTCAGAATGTTAGTTCTATCGAATATGTAAAAGAAGTTACAGTTATTAGAGGATATGATGGATCTAAGGCATCCAGGCATCCTTTTGGTGTTGAGTGCTCAACTCAAGTACCTACAGCAAATATTGATGACTATAAAGTAAGACTTCAGTTTACTGGCGCCGATCCATCACTATTTGTTCCTGGTGTTTATATCCAGGGTCAGAACTCAGATACTACTGCTCGTATTGAGTTGGTAGAAACTATTTCTGCAACTTCAGGATATTTGTACTTAACAGATGTAAAAGAAGGTCCAAATGCTAGTGATATTCCTAGATTTGGTATTTACAACAATGGTTCTTTTGGACCAGAGACTATCAATGAAATTGGTGCAGGAGTGACAACAACGCTCATCGCAGATATTGATGAAGATGATACAATCTTGAAAGTTGTCAATAGTGATCTATTCTATGTCAATCGATATATCAATATTGGCACAGAGATTATGAGAATCACTGATAAAAAATCGGGTCAGTTGACAGTGACTAGAGCACAAGGTGGGACAGTGGCAGATGAGCATTCTGTAAATGCTAGCGTAAGTATTTCAAATCATAGTGCTACAACAGCAGGAGACACATATCAACTAACAGTTTCTTTGGAGAACGCACAAAGATTCTCTAATACTAGTACGTTTGATGATAATAATGGTGATAGTATCACAGTAAATGCTGTCGTAGATGGTAGTATTTCAGACGAAGATATTACCTTAAATATTGACGCAGAAAATTATGAAAAGTTCTCTCTTGGCGATGTAATTGAGATTGGAACAGAACAACTTAGAATTGATAGTAAGAGAACTAATTTGCTAACTGTTACAAGAGGTTTCAATCAAACTACAGCAAGTCATCATAGTCACAATGCTTCCATAGAAAACATTAGTAAGTATGATGCTGTTGTAACTACAAATACCAATCATGATTTACTTGAAAGTGATCTAATTGAAATTAGTGGAGATCCTTCATTAGAAACAATTCAAGAGACTGGTATTTCGGTAAGAATTGTAAATGGTCAGTTTGAATTTAGTAGCGTCCACACTGACTCTAATTATCAACAAAATCCATCATTGACTCTTGTTTATGGGCATAAGTATGTCTTTGATGTTTCAGAGTCAACTAATTCAAATACTACTCTTGGTTTCTATTCTGATAGAGATTTTAATAATGAAATTTCAGTGGAAAGAATTGGTGTTCCAGGTTCTTTGAACTCAAAGGTTATCCTCAAAAACAACAATAGAGACTATACCAATATCTATTATAATAATCCTAATGCACTTATTTCTGGACTAACCAGTAAACTCACTTTTATTGAGGATCCATATAATGTATCTTTGACTGGCGTATTTGATCTGACCGACACAACGTTCAAGTATATTGTTAGAACTAAGCCAGAAGGCAATGCTAGAGGAACTAAGACACTAGCATTACAAAGTCATAGATATTCTGGTAAAATCCATAGAATTTCTATTACAGATGCAGGCAGAGGGTATCAGTCATTACCAACAATCAAAGGTGTTTACTTTAGAGAAGAAGATGCATTTAGAGGGACCGTTATTACTGATGATGATGGCACGATTCAAAGAGTAGATATTGATTTTGGTGGAACTAGATATGTCTCACCAAAAGTTTATGTTATTGGTAATGGAAGTGGTGCATCAATGACTGCTGATGTTCTTGACAACAGTATTCGTAGAATCACTATTAATAGTGGAGGTTTTGGGTATGACAAAAACACAAAACTAGTTTTAGTTGAGGAAGATTCTAGAAATGTAAGAATCCTTCCAGCAACCACGTCTATTGGTAAGATTTCAGCATTCAGTATCAAAAATCCTGGATATGATCTGACAAGCAACTATACAATGGCACCTCAGGTTAGAATTCCTACCACTATTCAGGTCATCAATATCAATGGGGAATATAGAAAGGGTGAAACTGTATATCAAGGAAATGTAAATACTCCTTCTGGTCAAGGTGTTGTTGATTCATTCAATTCTACTACTAACGTACTTAAACTAATTTCGGTTACAGGTCGTTTTGTTGATGGTGTGCAAGTTGTAGGTTATACCTCTTCGGCAACTAGCACTGCAAGTAAAGTAAATCTATCTAAGATTTCTGCAACTGTAGGTGCTCTAACTTCTATTGAGGGAGTATTTACTGATGAATTTGGTAAGTTGAATACTGCATCTCAAAAGATTCAGGATTCTTATTTCTACCAAGATTTTTCTTATGTAATTAGATCACAAATTCCAGTTTCTGACTGGAGACAAACTATCAAGACATCAACCCACCCTGCAGGTTTTGTTGTATTTGGTGAGGTTATTATTGACTCTTCTCAGAGCGTGGCAATGCTACCTGTTCTAGGTGAGGTCAAATGTCCAGCAAATGCTGCGACTTCTTCTTGGAAATTTGATACTAGAACGGAGATCTCAACTACTGGTGACACTGCTGGTGCTCTATATCTTAGAAATGCGTTTGGTATTCAGGTTGGGGATGCTCTGAAGTATCGTTCTACAAGTCAAGATGAGGTTATTTCTTGGAATGCTACAAATCTTGCAGGAGATCAGGTAACTGGAAGACTAGTTCATGATCGTATTTACTATGTATTAGAGATTACTTCTACTGATCAGTATGGAACTTGGATCAAATTTGGTCAATATCACCCAGAGGACAAGTTTGCTGATGTTGATCATAACAAAGAAAATTACATTTATAATTTAGTACCAACTGATATTTCATACAAACACGAATTTAGATGTGATACCCAAAATCCAAAAACATTGATTACTATCAATGTTCTGAAGAAATTTGTTGAAATTAGAGATACTAGACCACAACTTGGTCCTTCACTCAAAACTATTCAAATCAATAAGTTCTTCCAATTCAATAGGAAGCGTGGTATTGGTTCTCTTATTGTATCTGAGGGATCTGTTGCTGTTGATCTCAAACAAGTTGATGATCTAACTCCAACCTTTGCTGAGGGAGTTAAGATGTATGACTTGAGAAGTCTTGGAACTAACTTTATTCCTTATAGCGAAAATACATTACTTATTACTCTTGATGGTGTTGTCCAAGAACCAGGAAAATCATTTAGTATTATTAATGATAGAAAGTTAGATGAATTAGAAATCACAACGACTGGTGCAGGAGAACTTGAATTTGATTCTTGGAGAGTTACTAATACCTCAACTAATGCAGGTATTGCTGATGTAAGAACAGTATATAATGATGTAGATTTTGTTTATATCAAGGCAGAAAGTTTACCTTCATACACAACAACTTTCAGTGGATATGATACTGCACCCTCTGCACAAGGATTCATCAGAAGATTCCCTAAAGTTCCATTCTCTCCTGTTGAAAAACCCAGAAAACCTTTAGGAACTTTTGGTACATTTGTAAATGGTGTTCAAATTTACAACGTTCTGCAAGGAGATAGTTATAAGAATAGAGGTGATTGGAATATTAACCACGGAAATTGGTCGGGTAATGAAGACACCTATAATGGTTTAGTTGATGTTGCTGGAACTTATTTTCATTACAATAACCCAATTGAACTGAGAAGACAACTATCAGACAATATTTCATCTAGTGGTGCATATGTTGAGGCAACTACACTAACCCACTCACCAATCCTCGGTTGGGCATATGATGGCACACCAATTTATGGTCCATACGGTTATTCCAATCCAAATGAAGTTTCTTCCATCGTAAAGATCAACAGCAGTTACGCTAAGAGATCTATTACTACTAGAAACGTTCTCCCTGATGGAACCATCCTACCTGATGCTGAAGTTGGACCACCAGTCAATTCTGTAGAATTTACAGTAACTTCTTTTGTCGATTTTACTGGATCTACAGAAGAATTTGCACAAGACCAAAATATTCTTCAGGTCAATAGTGGAACGGATAGTGGTGTAATTGCAGGAGTTTCAGGAACTGTTGTTTCTTATGATCCTGTTACAAGACAAGTTCTTCTCAGAAATGTAGTTGGAACTTTTGCTGAAGGTATGTGGATCAAGTCTCAGACTGGTTGGGCACAAATCAATAGCACACCTATTCGTTATAATCTTGGATATTTTGCTGAAGATTATGTTTATACTAATGGATCAGGTCATCTTGATCAATATAATGGAAGATTCTGTGTAACTCCAGAATTTCCTAACGGAAGGTATTGCTATTTTAGTACCATTGAATCAACAACTGCCACATATGGTGGAACAAATAATGGTGCGTATCCATATATCGCTGGTGTTGACCTGTATCATAGATTCTATGAGGAAAACCGCCTCAGAGCATCTGAATTGAGAGATAAGATTATCTTTAATGACCCTCCTCTCAAGTATACTGATCCAATCAATGGGCAAGTAAACGTACAACAATTCCAGGGAAGACTGTTCAGTTTTGTTGATGATTCAAATAATAATCAATATGCCAAGAAATATAAAGATATCTCTGACCAGTTTGATGGCAATAAGACTACATTCAATTTAGAATTTACAAACGGACAAGCATTATATTCACCTACAGATCCAACAGAAGCAAATGAATATGCTTTTGTTTGTGTTGATGGTATTCCTCAGGTATATGGTGAAGCATATACTATCAATGATGCACAAAACACGATTACATTTACTAATCCACCAAAGAGAATTGGTAAAGTAATCAATATGAGTGAGGTTACAAACTTATCTCAGTTTGCTGATAGTGAAATCGTTGTTGGGCAGACTTCACAAGCAGAGGGTAAAGTTCTCAGTAGAACAACTTCTGGATATGAAGGTAAAGGTATCATGAAAGTTGAAGTTACCCGTGGAGACTTCGTAGATGAAATTATTGTTGGTCAAACGTCAAATACTACAGGTTCTATCAAACTAACGGGTACTATCACCACAGGTCAAGACAGATTCCTTGATGCTGCCAATTTGATTGAAGCTAATAAGCAGTTGATTGCAGAAGAAGCAGTTGACATCATGTTGGATTACTCTGCATATAGAGGAACATTTAGCGTTCCTGGTGGAAATCAGAACTGTATTGATGATGTTATGGATGTTATCGGTGCAGTAGTCAATAACTTAAGATTTGGTGGAAATGATTATACTTGGGATGCTGCAAATCTATATGCAACTGGTGGAGCACTTCAGCATCTTGTAGGTGAGGAAGAGCAATCTAAATTAGTATTCAGATGGGCAAAAGATCTCTGTATTCTTGCAATGCAGAACAGACTAGGATATAACCCTGTTGATGGTGCAGGATATCCAACAAACCCAGTTGAAGATAGATTTGTTGATGCGGCGAATTTGATTACAAGTAATAAAGATTTCATCGCAAATGAGGCAGTTCAAAGAATGCTTCTAGATCCAGCAAACTCTGGATTCTCAGTTCCTAATGGAACTGTAAATTGTGTTGATGATGTCAAGGATGTTCTAGATTCTATGGCATTCAATATGAGATATGGTGGAAATAGTAAGGTTTGGGATTCTGCAAACTTCTATGCTACAACAACTAATCTTCAAGGCGAAGAAGATGAATCTATCGAGGTCTTCAACCATGCTAGAGGAATCGCAATTCAAGTAATCCAAAACGTTGCTGTAACAGTTCAGGGATCACATGGTCTTACCCAAACATTTGACAATAGTATTACTGTTGATGCTGGTGGGTGTGCAAATGTTCAGTCAGCAATTACCACATATATTAGTATTATTACAAGTACTATCAATGATAATACATATCTGAATGGTATTACCAGAACATCACCTAAAGCATATCCAATTACATATAATGGTCAAATTAACGTAATTACTGACAATTCAATTATTATTGATGGTTCAAGTTACACTGCATCATGTGCAAATATTGAATCTGCAATTTATACGTTATTTGATATTGTAATCAATACTATTTCAGATCCAACAACATTATCCTCTATCAATAGGACATCAGGTAAGGGATATGTAGAGAAGGAAGGATTCCCACAAAAGTTCTTTGCTTTTGCTAATGGTAAGTATTCTGTTCTCGACTCTTTTGATACTTCACTCCAAGATAACACAACGTTCTTACTGAAGAGATCTGGTGACCTTATTGTACCAACTAGTTCTCTTCAAATTATTATGATGGTTGATGGTGTTATTCAGGAATTTGGCAAATCATATGTTTTGAATGAGGCATTAGTTGAATTCTATGAACCAGTAAGAAAAGGATCTAAGGTTGTTGCACTTTACTGGTATGGTAAGGATCTTGAGAAGATTCTTCAGGGTTATAACATGCCATTATATGAACCAAACTTTATCAAGAGAAATCTTATCACTGGCACTGCAGTTACATATACTGATCCAGGTGGATTCAGTACAAATAAACTGATTAGATCTATTAAGTCTGAGGATGTTCCAGTATTTGAATATTTGGATACTTCCAAGAAAGTTCAAATTGATGGGGAAGCACAACCAAGAACTATTTTCAGTGTCTCTAACAGGGACATCATTCAGTGGGAGACAGATGATACTGAGAGCAATACATATTCGTTTGATGCAACAAACATTAATACCATATTCAGTAAAGTATATCTTGATGAATATACTGGAACAGCACAAACTTCTGATGTTATTGAGCCTGGTACAAGAGTAACTTACAACAATAATGGAAATCCTGATATTCCTGGATTGACTGGTGGTCAGCAATATTATGTTGGATATCGTTATCCTGAAAGAGCAGTTCTGTTCTACAATGATTATCAATCTTCATTATCATCAGATGAAACATATGCTATTGCGATTGGAACCAGTACAGGTGTTCATAGTATTACTATTCCATCAGATCTTTATGGTCTGAGACAGGCAAACATTACAACTAGTGATTATGGTGGCATCACAAGAGGTCAGGGTGCTGATCTGGTTGCTAGAGTTAGATGGACTGCAACTGTTGCTAGCACTGCAGCATATGCACCAGAGCAATTACTATTTTCTGCTGGGGAAAATGTCGCTAAAGTGATTGAAGTAATTTCGGCAACGGAAGTCGAAATTCAAATGTTCCCTGACAGAGTAATCCCACTAAACTCGGTGATTACAACTGATCTTGGTGGATCCAATCCACAAACAGTTACTGGAAGAGTAAATGGTAGAGTTGTCGCCATTGAACCAGTTCAAGGTGCGTTCCCAATTGGATCAGACTATGAAACTGCTCCAATTATTGTAATTAGACCATCTAGAAATGATACTGGTAGATATGCAACTGCATATTCTCAGATTAATAGAAATAATCAACTCGAAAATTGTGTTGTAACTAATGAAGGTGAAGAATACTATGAAGTTCCTGATGTACTTGTTAGTAGAGAATATGATGTCATTTCACCAGTATATCCAACAGTCAAGACTGCAGGATATCTAAACTTCTGGACTTCTCAAGATACTCAGATTTCTGTTAGCACATTTATTGATGCTCGCTCTGAAGTTGAGGTTCAAATTCTAAGGAATGTTGATATTGGTGTAGATGATCCACTTAATGATCAAGTAGTCACTATAAATCTTGAGCCACAGATTCTTGATGATTTTATTACCACACCAGGAAAAACTTACTCATATAATGGTGCAGCACCATTTGAAGAAGATTTAGCAGATGCAGTTCCAGCAACAGTTACTTCTGTTGGTCTCTTGAGATTGACACCTACGTTTAGTCTCCTTGAGGAAGATAGATTTGCTCTTGAAACCTCCTTTGAGATTGGTAGTCTAGATCAATTCCAAGACTTAACTATTGGAACGGTAAGTGATAGATATTATTCCTCAATCTACAAGGATCTAAATAACCGCGTGACTAGATATAATATGTCGCCAATTACATCGACAGTTGAGGCAGTAGCAACACTAACTGCAAATTATCAAGTTGTTGATTCTGAGATGTCTATTTCCAGTGTTGCTGGATTCAATAGACTTTATGTTGAAGGAACTACATTCTGGATTTATCCTGGAGCAGAAATTTATAATGAAGTTTCTACTGATCTAATTGGTAGAGTTGAAAGAATCATTGATTCAAATACTTGGGTAATTCAGTTAGAAAGAGGAAAACAACTCACCGTTGGTCAAGGATTGACATATGCCAAGAATACTGTGAAGGTGACAGAAGTTGCTGATAGATATGGGTACGTTCAATTTGCTGAAGCAGGCAAAGTTGAGACAGTACGATATGGAAGTATTGATTGGACATTCAATAAGTTGACCGAGGTTGAAAATAACTCCTATCCACATAGCTCGAACGTGGAAATAAGGACAGCATACGAGCACTGACCCTTCCAGTTATCCCCTATAAATATAAATAATCGAAGGACTTAGACCCTTACTCTAGAGATATAACAATGTCAAGCAGCATCATTACTGAACAGTTTAGAGTGCATAATGCCGACAAATTTGTTAAGTCGTTTGATGTCACCAACAGTGGCACAAACTCTAACAATATGTACTTCTTTATCGGAAGACATAGAGCATGGTACTCAACTTACGCAACCAATTCAAATTATGGAACGTCAACTACTCCTACATTAGATGAAGGAAACGTTCCTGTACCATATGACAACAACGACTTCTATAGCGAAGTTTACGATGATGTCCTTTCTCTAAAAAAGATCGGATTTTCTAACGTAAGAAAAGTTGTTAGAAGGTACAATTGGCAGCAAGGTAAGAAATTTACCATGTATCGCCCAAACTATAGTGTACAGAATCAGACAGCAACTGGTACTTCAAGTCTGTTTGACTCCGAATTCTATGTAATGAATCCAGATACCTATGAGGTATTCAAAGTTCTAAACAATGGTGTAAGTCCTTCTAACCCTACTGGAACTTCGACTGGTTCAGTTGCTCCAACCGCTGCTGTTGCTGACTCAAATAACATTGTTGACTTCACGTCAACTGATGGTTATGTCTATCAATATCTCTATAAGTTAGAGACGAACGACGTTCTTTTCTTCACCACTACTGATTTTATTCCAGTAAAGGATACCAGTTATGCTGGTTCGGTAGTTGATGGAGCAATTGACATCGCTCTTCTCAAGAGTTCTGGGTCTGGAATGCCAGTTGGAACAGATCTGTATTTCCGTATTTATGGTGATGGTGATGATTCCACTAATGGTTTTGCTGTACTGAAACTAACTACCGATGCTGGTGGTACTTGTACTGCTGCAGAAATCACCACAAGAGGTAGAAACTACACTTATGGTATTGTTGATCTTACTGCATCTGCAACTTACTACGCTTCTGAGGCAGATCTCAGAGCAGGTACATCACCACTGACTCTACCAAGCAGTGGATATACTGCACCTACCGTTGAAATCGTAATTCCACCTCAAGGTGGACATGGTTCCAATACAGCACTAGAGATGGGTGCTAAGCGAGTTATGCTTAATACTCGCCTTGTATATGGTAACAGATCGACCGCTGCAGATAAGACATCTGATTTCTATGTTGATCAAGATTTCAGAAGAATCGGAATTATTAAGGATCCCCTGAATACATCCGCTGCTGCCCTAACCACCGATACTGCTAGCGGAACTCATGCAATTATTATTGACACTTCCAGTGGTAGTGGAATTTTCTCTAGAGACGAAGTTATTACCCAAACTTACACGGTCACTAGAGGTACTGCAAGTTTGACTGTTACTGCAAAAGGCAGGGTAGTTGATTACAATCAGTATGATACTTCAAGCAATCTTGCAATTCTACGTTATACCCAAGCACCAAATGATGCTGAACTAAGAGATTCTGATGGTTCTATTTGGCCATTCTTTACAGCAGCAACTGGTGGCGGAACTGTAAATAATATCAACGGTGTTGACTCAAGTTCCGATAGACCAATCAACAGAAGCAGTCAGGGTGTTATTGAAAACCAAGGTGTATTTGTGAATGGCATTTGCCCTCCAGAATATGAGAAGTATAGTGGTGAAGTCATCTATGTTGAGAACAGAAGAGTCATCACAAGAGCTGCTGACCAAATCGAAGACGTAAAACTCGTTATTGAGTTCTGATTCCAATTACACTAACTTCAGGAAGAATAGACAATGCCACAGAGTACTAATCTAAACGTATCTCCTTATTATGATGATTTTGATGTAAATAAAGATTTTTATAGAGTATTATTCCGACCTGGATATTCTATTCAGTCTAGAGAATTAACTACTCTACAATCTATTCTCCAAAATCAAGTTGAGAGTATTGGAAAAAATATTGTAAAAGAGGGATCCATGGTGGTCCCTGGTGAAGTCTCATATAATAACTCATACAATTATATCAAACTCTCAAGTTTCTCCCAGGGATTTGCTTTATCTCAATTTTTGGGTTCAACTCTAACTGGAGAAACAACTGGAGTTACTGCTAAGGTAATTAATGTATCTGAAGAAACTTCATCAGATGCAGTCACTTTATATGTAAATTATGTTTCTAGTGGAACATCAAATACAAATAGAGTTTTCCAAGAAGGTGAAATCTTATCAACTGATATTGTAGGATCTCCGACAGCTGTTGTTGGTATTACAGGAAGCACAAAACCAACGGTATACCGACCAGTTGGTTCATCATCAGATCTTGTTCAAAATTCTGCTGTAGGTAAAGGGTCTGCAGTATTTGTGCAGGAGGGAATTTACTTTACCAATGGGCATTATGTTCGTAATGCAACTCAAACTCTCATCATTGATAAGTATTCAGTTACTCCAACCTGTAGGGTTGGATTTCTTGTACAAGAAGAAGTTGTTACTCCAGAAGAAGATGAGTCATTGAATGACAATGCTGCTGGTTACAGTAACTATGCTGCACCTGGTGGTCATAGACTAAAAATTACTCTAACTCTAGCTTCTAGGGATATTGATTCTGTAGTTGAGAGTAATTTTATTGAGCTTCTCAGAATTCGTAATGGTGTTATTGAGAGAAAGATCGAGAAAAAAACTTGGTCAGATCTAGAAGAGATTTTAGCTAGAAGAACTTACGATGAGTCAGGAGACTACATTGTAAAAAACTATACTGTTGATCTAAAAGAACATAAAAATAATGGAACCAACAATGGTTTCTATAGTTTAGATCCTGAAGATAATTTGTATGATGGACTGACATCTCAAGAGTCTGATGATTCTATGGTTGCTGCCATCAGTCCTGGTAAGGCATATGTTCGTGGATATGAAATTGAAAATGTAGGTACTAAGTTCAAAACACTCTCAAAGGCTAGAGATACCTTTGTCAAAGAGAGATCTTCACTAACAGTTCCTACTGGGTCTTATCTAAACGTACAGAATGTTTATGGATCTACAGATGTATCAAACGTTTCTACTAGTGGAATTACAACAGAAACTAGTGAGCAGGTACTTTTTTACAATGCATTCACTGACAGTTATCTAGGAAATACTAAACTGGGTAGAGGTGATGCCCCTCAAACTAGATATCTTGTTCAGATTGAAAATCTTTCTGCACAAGCAACATATGAATGGACTAATAGTGTTGTTGGTATGAAGTCTTCTTCATACCCAGCTGGCGCCTTTAGTGCAACTATTAATAAAGTTGATAAATTAGGATTTACTGCAGTATCTGGGACCATTCAAAATGGTGCAGCATCCACTGCAGATTGCGATACCTATCTTGCTTTAGTTACTCTTGGTTCGGGAGCTTTTCTTCCTATTTCAGGTCAAACCATTGAGGATGCCGATGTAAACCTCAATGGAAGTGGAATCCCAAGAGGAATTATCAGAAGAGTTTGGGAACTGCCTGGTAGACCTATTGGATGTGCTCATCCAAAGTATATGAGACTTTCTAATGGTGTTGTTGATGCAAATGGTAAGATTGCAGGTAATGAGAATATTGATTCAGTATTTAGACTAGGACTATTTGATACCTCAACATTTACAACGATCAAGTGTTTCGGTACTGCTCCTGTTGGAAACTTTACTAATGGTATCAAAACTCTCGGAGCAAGACTAACTGGTTCTTCTAGTGGAGCAACTGGTATTGTTGAGTCTTCATATACTGGTGATGGATATGATGAAGTATTTTTATCAAATGTCAAGGGTACTTTCATTGAAGGTGAGGTTCTTGTAACTGATCCTGATTATGGTAATGATGGTAAGAGAGCACAAGGGACTATTATCAAAAGTGGAACCATTAGAAAAATCCACATCAGTGATCCTGGTACTGGATATTCAACCACGTCAAATCCTGCTGCAGCAGTAGCATTATCAATTAATGGTGAGCAGGTAAAGGTAACAAGAACTCTCGGCAATGATGTATATGCTTTCCAATTGACTGCTGATACTAATGGTGGTGTTTATTCATTACCTATTGATGATGGCACTAATACTGCCTCTGTATTCCCCAATAAGTGGAGCTACAAGAGTCCTAATGCCACTGTATATACAAAGACCCCAACAGCGTCAATTCTTGCTAATGTTGGATATGTTGCTGCAACTCTTGAGGTTGAACTCTGGGGAGAAACAATCACAACTAATGGTGTTAGCGACTTTAAGTCAGTAACAATTCCTGGTGGAAATAAGTTCAGTGCAGATGTAGTATCAAATTCAGTATCCTTTACTAATCTAGTTGAAGTATGTCAAGTTTCTGCTTCTACTGGAAATGATTATTTTGAGGTTACTTCTTTAGATAAAGATCCTCGCATTCTTCTCAATAACAATGATGTAATCAAAGTTGTTGATGATAGTGGAGCGGAGAGAAGGTATTTAGTCTACAGGGTAGAGAAAAGTGATATTCTCTCTAGATCAAGAATTTACATTGCAGGAACTATTACTTCTTCTAGTACTAATGCACTTCTTTATAAGGTAGAATCATTATTTGGTGGATTTGGTCAGAATAGCCTGGTCATTCCAATGCCAGATTCTACTATCAAGACTGTTGCTAGAGATAAGAATAAGACTAAGTTTAGTCTAAAGGCACAGAAACAACTGGTATCAACTATTGGTAATGATGGAACAATTTCTTTCAACCTCAGTGGTGTTGATCAAGACTTCCAAGATTTCTCAGAGCAACGTTTTACTGCAGTTGTAGCAGATCCTGGTTCTGCTTCTGGTCTAGAGCAAGGTGATATTATTGATCTTGCAAGATATCAGGTACAGAGAGTATCTGCAACTGCTGGTGTCAATGCATCTATCTCTTTCTCGGGTCTACCTGCTACTTTCTATGGTGGAAAAATTAAGTTGACTGCTGCAGTCATCTTGAATAATTCAAAACCAAGAACTAAGATTCTGAGAAATGTCCAAGTTCAGGTTTCTACTTATAATAAGAAAGATATCATCAGTCTCGGAAAGACTGATGGATTTAGATTGAATGCTGTTTATATGTCGGCAGACCCAGATTCTGCAGCAACAGTAACTGATATTGATATCAAAGATAGATTCTACTTTGATAATGGTCAAAGAGACAACCTTTATGATATTGTAAGGATTATTAGAGGTAAAAATACTGAAGAACCATCAGGACAACTTCTTGTAGACTTTGATTATTTTGATCACACGTCAAATGATGGTGATTATTTCTCGGTTGATTCGTATATCAATCCAAATAACCTAAGCCTGTCTTATGGTGATATTCCAGCATATCGTTCTGAAAAATATGGAATTATTGAACTCAGAGATGCATTGGACTTCCGCTTATCTGCAGACACTGGATTTTCAAGTACAAATGTTGGTAAGGTTGCTGGTGCAGAAGACAAGAGAGAGATTGGAGCACTTACATTCCAATCGATCAATAATGTAATCCCCACACCAGGTGATAGTGCTGAGTATGAATGTGAATTTTATCTAGCAAGGAGAGATAGTGTTTATCTGTCGAAGAGTGGTGCTTTCGAAATTGTCAGCGGAAAACCTTCAACAAATCCACAATATCCAAAACCAATTGAAGATGCATTAAGATTGTTTGATCTGGATATTCCTGCATATACTTTTAGTCCAAAGAATGTAAAGGTACAGACATATAACTATAGACGCTATACCATGTCAGATCTTCGTACTCTTGAGAAGAGAGTTGAGAAGATTGAATATTATACTCAATTGAGTATGCTTGAGCAAGATACCCTCAATACATCAATCAAAGATGCCGTAACTGGTTTAGATAGATTTAAGAGTGGTATCATTGTAGATAACTTTGCAGGTCACAATATTGGTGATGCATTGTCCAACGACTATCGTTGTGCAGTTGACATGCAATCTCAGCAATTGAGACCAAGACACTTTACTGATCAGATTGAACTTGAAGAAAGTGTTAGTGATGATGCATCTAGAGCATCTCTAGGATATAGAAAGAGTGGTAGTATTGTTACTCTTGACTATACTTCAGATGAGTTTGTCTCAAACAAATTTGCTACCAAGACTATCAATCTAAACCCATTTCTACAATTCCAATACAAAGGTGTAATGGAAATTTCACCTGAAATGGACGAATGGAAAGATACAGAATCCAGACCAGATTTGATTGTTCAAAATAATACACTTTTTGATACAATCTCTAGCATGGCAGATGAAAGAGGTGTTCTAGGCACAATCTGGAACGAGTGGCAGACTTCTTGGAGTGGATCTGAAGTAATTGCTTCTGATGAGGCAATTATTGATTCCAGAACTGGTCGTTTTGCAACAGGATCTTCAACTACAGTTCAAAGGGGTGGGCAAGGAATTAGAAATGTTACAACTACTAACTTCCAAAACTTCCGTGATGATGATGTTTTGACAACTGCGATTACTGCTCGCACAAGAACTAGAACTAGAACAGGAACTAGAAATCAACTAACTGGTTTTGATACTGTCAATCAAGCATTTGGCAATAGAGTTGTTGGGGTAAACTTTATCCCATTTATGCGATCCAGAGCAGTTGGATGGAGAGTCACTGGACTAAAACCAAATACAAGACTCTATGCATTCTTTGATTCTGTTGATGTTAATGCTTGGGTATGTCCAGATTCATCATATACTGGTGAACCAGAAAGTTCACCTAAAGGATTTGGGCAACCAATCATTAGTGATGGTGAAGGTAGTGTTAGTGGTATCTTCATTGTTCCTAATGGATTTCCACCCATCAATGTTTTTGATGACAACGTTGTAACCGAACTTGCTTCCAGAGGAATCTCTGGTGATGATCTAAACAGAAGAAGAGTAAGTCAAAGTTCTTCTACCGCAGATTTCAATAAGCAGAAGTTTACTGGTAGTGTAGATGACATTATCTACAACTCTGAAGGTGATTTCAGACAATTCAGAGTTGGTGAAAGCGTTCTTAGATTTACTTCTAGCGCGAAGAATTCTGCAAGAGAAGATGAAGTTGATACTTTCGCAGAGAAAGAGTATTTTGCAATTGGTCTCATGGAGACTCAAGAAAATACTATCATGTCAACTAGAGTCCCAACAATTGCACAGAGAACTGTATCTGATCAGGATACTGCACAATTTGTTGATGGTGTTAGAACTAACGTTGATACAAGAAGAACAAATACTGGAACTAGCACTGCGACTGCAACAGGTAACTGGTTCGATCCAGTTGCACAGACATTCCTAGTTGAAGGATATGGTGAAGGTGTCTTCATGACAGAACTCGATGTCTTCTTCAAGACTAAGAGTGATGTTACTCCTACTGAATGTTATCTGACAGAGACAAAAATTGGTACTCCTGGCAAGAAGATTATTCCATTCAGTAATGTTCAGGTACAACCAGACACTAAACTAAAAATTGTTAGTGATTCTTCTATTAGTTTTATTGATGGTGAAACTGTTGTTGGTATTACCTCTGGTGCTTCTGGAACGGTCAAGAGTGATTTAGATATTGCAGGTGTAACTGCAAATATCAATTTCTCAAATACTGTATATACTCTTGTCTTGGATAACCATAATGGTATTGAGTTCTTACCTGGAGAGCAAATCAAGATTCAAAGATTCCCAGAACCCACTTCAGTTATTAATATTGCAGAACAATCCCATGCAGTTTCTGGTGGTTTCATGAGAACTGGTGGTACTGGATACACTAGTGCCAGTGTTACAATTTCAGCTCCAGAACAAGTTGGTGGTGTTCAAGCAACTGCAACTGCATCAGTTTCTACTGATGGATCTATCAATCATATTACAATCACTAATCCTGGTTCTGGATATATTTCCGAACCTTCAATTAATATTCAAGGTGACGGTGCTGGAGCTACAGCAGTAACAAGTATCAGATTGATTCAAAACCCAGTATCTATGGGTGTTTCTACATCAGAAGATGCTAGTGCAGCAACTAAATTTAAGTTTGCAGCACCAGTATTCTTAGAGAACAATAAAGAATATGCCTTTGTTGTTCTGTCCAATAGTCTTGACTACAACATGTATGTTTCTAGACTTGGTGATACTGAAATTGGAACCACTCAAAGAGTTTCTCAGCAACCATTACTTGGTTCTTTATTCAAGTCCCAGAACTCTACTGTTTGGACTGCAGATCAGTTTGAAGATGTTAAGTTTACACTATACAGAGCTAAGTTTGACACCAATTCTACTGCTGTTGTTGAATTCAACAACAAAGCACTTCCTATGAAGTCTCTGGAAAATAGACCTCTTGAGACTAATAAACTATCTTACAGAGGTGGACAAGCAATTGGTGAAAGTATCTTTACATCATCTTCCGCACCAACAACATATTCAGATTCAGTGTTTGGTGGTAACCCAAGAATTGTAAGAGTTCATCATTATAATCATGGCATGAACGAAGGCGATTATGTAATTGTAAATGGAATTACTGGTGTTGGTACTGGCGATCCAGTAGCAAATGGTATTGGTATTTCTAAAATTAATACCTTACATCAAATTGAAAACGTAAGTCATAATTCATATGAAATCCTTATTCCTAAGGATTCAGGATCAACTGCTGATCAAGCAACTGAAAGTGGTAGAGTTGGTGGTAACTTTGCTTTTGCATCACAAAATCAACAGTTCCAAGTAATTCAACCACAAGTTGGATTATTACAATTTGCAGGAACTTCTGTTGGTCATACAGTCAGTGCTTTGAAATCTTCATCAATTGACTATTCAAATCCAAGTGCATATAGTATTGGGCAGTTCTCAGTAAGTCCTGGATCAAATACTTATTTGACAGATAACTATCAAATTCTTTCTGAAATTAATGAAGTCAAAAAGAATAATGGTGACAAATCATTTAAGTATTCAGTAACTCTAAGTACATCAAATGATGCAGTGTCTCCAGTAATTGACTTGGATAGAGTCAACATGTTTGTTACGATGAATCTCATTGATAATCCAAAACCAACTGCGTCTAGGTTTGGATATCATGTCTATAGAATTTATCCATTCAATAACGCACCTAATAGTGGTGGAGAACCAACTACAACAGGTCTTGCATTAGGTTCTATTATTCAGCAAATTTACAAAGTAGATTCTAATGGTAATAGAAACTTCCTAACAGGAAGCGTTGAATCATTATCTTCTGTTCATATTCAAGCAGAAGTTGTTGGGATCAATACTACTGAAAATTATATTGATATTCGTTATTTGAAAGTTCCAACGGCAAATGTCAACGCTCAGTCTGGTATCAAAATTCTAAATGCAGGTCAAAGATTTGAACCACAGGATCCTTCAAATCCAGCATTGACTTCATACGTCTTCCAAGTTGCTGGAGCATCAACAGATTATTATCTACATACTGCTACAGTTGATCTTGGGGGTTATCTCTATAGAGATGAAACAGAAAGTGAAATGGGATCTTTCGCTGCTAAGTATCAAACTAAGACAATCAAACTAGAAAATGCAGCAACAAATATTGATCTTAGATTGACTGCTAATCTATTTGATAATAAAGATATCCAAGTTCTCTATAAGATCAAACCAACCACTTCTGATAAGTCAATGAATCAGCAACCTTGGAATTATTTCAATCCAAAGACTGTTTCTACTTCTTCCCTGAAAGAAATCAAGGTTCTTGACAGTGGATCAGGATATAGCAGTGCTCCAACGATTACTCTAAATCCACAAAATGGGGTCGAATTAACTCCTGTTATCAATAGTGGTACAGGAGAACTTGAAAAGGTTCTAGTTACTAAGAGAGGATCAGGATTCACTACTGCTCCAGAGGTTATTATTGATGCTGCCACAGGTGGTGCTGGTAATGCAATCAGCGCAAGATCTGTCACCCAACCTGGATCTGGTTACTCCCCTGCAGTCGGATCACAAACTTATAATAACATTCCTGCAATTTATGATGCATCATCTCCACTAAACTTACCTTCTGCAGGTAGTAGTGCTACTTTTAATATTACTGTCAATAATGGTAGTGTCAGTGCGGCAGTTGTAAATGCTTCAGGTTCTGGCTATTCTGTTGGAGAAATCCTAACGGTAGATCCAAACTTTGATGGTGCAGGTGCAGGTTCTGGTTTGACCATTGAGGTTACTGGTGTGACTGCAGCTGGTGCTCCAACTTCAGTAGCAATTGCAGAGGCAATTATCTTCCCAGTAGACTTTGATGAGGAAGAAAGTGGATTTGCTGATAATATTGACGAAGTACAAATTGAGAATTCAGACATTCTAGATCCCGCATTGGAAGATCCAAATGCATTCAAGGAATATAGATATAGTGTGGAAGATCTTCAGGAGTTTGATTCCTTCGCAATCAAGGTTCTGATGAGAGTCAATAGCAACGGTCCCGCTTTTGTACCTAAGATTGAGGACCTCAGAGCAATCGCAAACATCTGATATGGACGAAGTAAAAATTGAAGGGCACTCCAATCTAAGCAAAAACTTAGATTCGGGTGCCATCGTCAACAAGGACAAAGTAGCATATCAAAGATATCTACAATCAAAAAAGAACATGAAAGAAATGCAGGACACTGTGAGCGATATAAATAAAATGAAGGAAGAGATGTCTGAAATCAAAACTCTACTGAAGGAATTGCTAAAGAAGAATGTCTAATAAAGTTCTCTTACAGAAATCAAAACTTTCTGAATTAAGTCTTACACAGATCGCAGAAGATGTTTCTTCAAAAGTATCTGTAGATAGTTACAAGATACTAAAAAACCAGAATCTCATCGTTTTTGACGGAGACGATCAAGATAGGTTATACGCTGAGATCAAGGATCTAGAACACGGAAAGGTTACTAAAGACCATAGCAATTTTGAGTTTCATGCTCAGAGATCAACTATTGCACCAGGAACCAGTAATAGATATTGGCATCTGGATGCAATTACGCGACTAGATTATACACATAATGCTCCTTCAGGTAACGGCACATTCTCAACCATTAATAATGGTGAAGATATTGATATCTATATCATTGACTCTGGTATTCAGGGTGCGAGTAGACCTACAGGAACAAATGCGGCGCTCCACCCAGAACTATTTGATCCTCAATATGTCACTGATTTGAATGGTGCAACTGAACAGGCATTCTATAGAGTATACGAACTTCCAACATCTGTTTATAATCCAGGAACTACTGCTGGCAATGATCCTCAGTCTACTGGTAACATTGCTAATGATGGACACGGAACATATTGTGCCATCATGGCAGCAGGTAGATATGCTGGTGTAGCTAACAAAGCCAAAGTCTATTCTCTTAGAGTTTCAGACGACTCTGGAGTTATTTACCTCTCCAAGATGATTGAGGCATATGAAGCAATTTATCGTCATAATGACCCAGACGACTCTGAATATAAGGGTAATACTCTAGAGGGAAATACTAGACCCAGACCCTCTGTTGTAAACGTCAGTATTGGTGCAACAGCTCCAAACCCAAAAGCACCATATATTGATAGAAACGAAAATTATACTGGCAATGCTGTTGCTCTAACAGCATCTGCATCTAGTAGCAATGATTATACTATTAATGGAACTGATGCTGCCACTACACACACTAATGCATTAGATCCAACGATCACTGTCAATGCAGGTGATACGCTGACCATTACAACATCAGCGGGTGCATCGCACCCAATGTCGATTTGTGTTGAGGGTACAACCACATATAGTGAGGGTGCTCGCGTTGAGGTTGGTGTCACTGGTCAAGGTGAAACTAATGGTGATATTGTAATTGATACAACAGCACTACTAGCAGGAGAAAGAACTGGTAGTTTTGTTTACATCTGTCAGTCTCATGATGCAATGAGAGGGACGATTACTATTAATGATGCAAACTCTCCAACATCATCTAATGTAAATGAAATTCTGGATGATGGAGAATTTATTCTTTCTACCCAGAAAGGTGTTGCTGTTACCCGCTCTGCTGGTAATGGTATGCAGTTTATTGATCCAGATATTGATCCAAATAATCCAGTTGACTATGGTCCACAAAACACCAAAATTACATATGGTTCTAGAAACGCAGGTAAACCATCACTCCTAGATCCAGAGATTAGTATCGCACCAGAATACAACAGAAATGAGGTAAATAACGCAACTAAGTTTGTTGTTGGTGCAACTAAAATTGATTCAAATAATAAACAATCTTTTGCTGATTTTACAAACTATGGTGAAGCAGTAACTTGTTACGCTCCAGGTCAAGGAATTTTATGTCCAAGATATGATTGGAATAGTGGAGACGATTATACTGCATCCCATATCACAATTAATGGTACATCATTCTCTGCACCTCTTGTTGCAGGTATGCTTGCAGTATGGAAGCAGATTCATGATGGACCTGTGTGGTCCACAGGTTTACATAACGCATCCATTGCTACTGAGAGAAAGTATAAATTTGCCGATTATACAAATCCTAGCGTAATTACTCAAGGCGCAGTTGGTAATTTCCAAAACCCAACTAGGGCGTCTTCTGGATCTGCCGTAACAAGATATGGAAGCACATCCTCAGGTTCAAGTTGGTATAGATTCTCAACAACATCAGCGTCTAATGCTGTTGTTTTACAACTGACTGATGCTGAGTATACTGCACTATCTCCTGCTCAGAATGATGTATTTGAATTCGAATTCCCAAGAATTCAGGAAAATAATACTACGGGTGCAAATGGACTTGCAACGGAATACCTCCGAGATGCAATGCACTTGGGTGAAAGAAGAGATTATAATGTTACCGTAGCACCAGGTGGTGGCGGTAACGTATATGAACTTGCTAGAGTTCAAAATGGTATTGCGGGAACAGCAACTGCTCAACCAGTTCTCCAATTAGATGATGGTGTTGTTTATCGTTTTGATCAATCGGATTCATCAAACGCAACACATCCTATTGCAATTTCAAATACTGGTGATGGTACTCATAGTGGTGGAGTTAATTTCCAGACTTATGTTTCTAACCTTGCTGGTCAGTTATCACAATCTTATAAGAAAAACCTAAGATTCTTCAAAGATGAGGGAACTGGTCCTGTAGAGATTGACCAGGATGCATATAATGGTCTTGTAGGTCAAGGTCCCGCAATCAAAACATGGATTGAATGGATCAATCCACAAAACAATACCCATCCAAAAGTTGATAGTTCTATCTACGCATCAGTATTCCACTACTATTGTGTGAACCATCCAAATATGGGTAGTTCTTTGAATTCATCAGGAACTGTTCCATCTACTGTAAGTATTGGTGGTATTGATCTAAGAGAATTTGGTAAGAAGTGGAGAAAAGTACAATCAGTAGATGCCGTAAATAAGACTATTACTTTCCATGCAGATTCAAATGCAACAGGAACAGAAGTAGGTGGTGGTGGTGCGTTTGCACAAGCAGATGAAATTACTGATCAGGGTGCTTGGCCAAGATATCCATTGAGATTTACTAAGATTACTGGAACTTGGTTTGCTAATGATGCTGTTTGGAACTGGACTGAAAACCACTCATCAGTTCTATATCCCTTCACTAAGTATGCTGGAGGTTCTTTCTCTGCGGGTGAGTTCTATGCACAATTAGAGTCAGAAGAAGGTAATGCTGATGGTCAACTAGTCGAGTATTTCCCAATTCCAAAGGGAAGACTAGTTAGAGAAGGTATTGCTGGTGGCAATGAGCAGGCAACTCAGGCGCTTCAGGTAGGTGCTCGTTGGGGTACTGGTACAATTGCTGAACCAAGAGTATATACACCATTACCAGCAGGTCAATCATCTGTCACTTATGATGGTGGGCAAGGTGTTTACTTCCCATTTATTGACCTTACTGCAACTTGGTCAGATGCTGATGGGAGTACAATCGCAACGTTTGCACACAATGAGGTTGCAAGTAGAACTGTTAGTCTCTCAACCGTATCTACATTTGCTGGAGACTTAATTGCTGCAGAAGATCGTGAGCAGAATTATGAGTTAGTTTCTGGTGGATCTAATAGTGCGTTCACTCAAAATAATAACCTTTATACTATTACTGGTAGTGGTCTAACCTTTAACTCATCAACTGGAGAACTATTTGGTACTGCTACTGGTGGTGCTCAAGCAACTAATTATCAGTTTACTTTAAGAGAGACAACCTCTCAGGCAACAGTTACTTATAACTTTACTGTCAATGGTGCTCCAGTATCATCGACAATTACAGTTACATCACAACCACCTGCTACATTTATTGGGGATGCATCATTCCCTGTAGATCAAGGAACTATTCAAATTTCTATTGCTGCAACAGATTCTTTGAGCAGCACAATTACATATCAGTGGCAAGTTGCTGCGGATCTTGCTGCTGCTAACGCTGGAACTTTTGTCGATGTAACTGATAATGATGGATTTAGTGGTTCTACAAATCCCACATTAACAATTCCAGATAAGTCTGAGCATGATGGTAAGTATTATCGTTGTAAACTAGACTCTAGTACAGCTCCAGCATCAGTATATACCGATACTTCACTTGCGGCGATTGCTCCTGTAATTACATGTAGAGTGCTGTGGAACGCAATCACTACGGTATATGCAACTGGATCTCTTGCACTGGTTGAGATTGATTCAAATGTTTCTGATGGATCCACTCCTACACTAACACTTGCATATGATACTTCTCAGTTTACTCCAACTTCTCTAGAGACGGACATCCCCGACACTACATATGACCTAATATCTGCAGGTTATAATAGTGCTGCTGGAAATCCAATTTATTTTGCAAGACTTGGCGAGAATGCATTCAATACTTCCTCTGCTGGACAGACACCAATTGTTGGGACATACAAGTCCGATGATGGTGTATTTCTGAAAGTCACTGCAACATCTGGTTCAACAACACAAGATGCAGTAGCACTATTCAGTCAGCAGATTGTACCATGTCTTGCTCTGATTGATGAAAATGATGGTCAGACACAGGGATCATTAGATGCTGACTGGACAAGTTTTAGAAGTTCTTGGCCTGATCGTCCATTCCACCTTCTACACGTTAAGAATAGCGCAGGAACTGGGTGGGGTAACCTTTCAACACCAACAGGAGCAGTTCAAGGAACTGATTACTTCTATTATCAAATTGAAAGAGATCCATCAACTGCACTAACTTCTTATAGTGGGGTTTATGATTGGTTCACTCTGACTGGAATGAATACCTTGTCATCTGGAGCAACTCTTGCTCTGTTTATTGATGACTCTGGTAGTATGAACGTTGCCGACGTTCAAGACCAGTTAGATGAGTTTGAGGCAGATTGTACTGCTGCAGGTATTAATATTATCAGACTTTATAATGGTAGTGAACAGTATGTAGCTCCATTTATTACCGAACTGACAATCACCGAACCAAACCCATATCAGGGTCCGTTCACCGTTGAGAAGGCATACACTCTAACTTCAGACTTACCAAATACTCAAGATATTCCAAAGCAAACTAATACTGCGTTATCACCTTCTTGGGGTATTGCAAATAATACTGGTATTTCTGCTGCCACTGTTGTCTGGTATTATAAAAATGCTGGGGACCCTTCATTCACTAAGTTACTTTCAGCAAATACTACATCACTTCCATGGTATGTCTCTGGTCATGGTACAGCAACTCTGACTGTTAATTTCCCAGATGATACTTATGATGGAATGTCGTTCTATGCAGTTGGTTATAACGACTTCCTAGGAACTAGCGGTGGTGATGATACTAATGATATTGCTAAGTATTCTGGAGTCAATACTGGAGTTTTAGCAACTAATGTATCACCATTTACAGTTAGTGATGTAACAAACCCACCAGGGGTAACTGATCCAGAAGCAACAATTTCAAAAACTAGTGCTACGCTAAATGCATCTGAATATTTAATTACTGTTAGTAGTGATAATCTTCCAGATCCTGCACAGTATGGGGTATTCCCAAATGACAATAACACAAACTCTGTAGAAGATAAGACATTTATTCACACATTCCATTACAGAGGTGGTACAAATACATCTGCACTTACACCTGTAACTGATGATGCTCTTGCTATCACAACTAATGGTACTCCAATTTATGGTGCCAAAATTAGTGGAAATCTAACTGGTGATACTGGTTCTGCAGCAGGTCTTGCTCCCGCAGGATTTAGTTGGAACGCAGGTCTTTACACCCTAGATACATCACTAGGTGGTAATATCTACGGTGCTGACCTTGCTGGTGGTTATGCAGATTCCAGTAATACCTATGTTTACCGTACAGGTAAGTTTGCTCTCTCTGGATCTGGTCCATATTCTGCAGAAATGTGGGATGGCATTGGAAGATCCAATAATTATTACAGAACAGGTAACTTCTCTGGAGACTACCTACGTCATTCTGATGGTCACTCCAAGATTATTGGTATTGCATTCGATGGTCACCCAATTTATGGAACTTGGGGTTATAGTAGCGCACTAGACAATACTAGTGCTATTACTAGAATGACATCTTCTTATACTGCATATGCACAGGAGCAACCAGGAAGAACATATACATATGCACAATATCCCGCAGGGACATTTGTTGAAGACTATCAGTTTGTTTCATCATCAGGCACTCTAGACAGAAGTAATGGTCGATATTGTGTAACTCCTGAGTATCCAAATGGAACATATGCATACTTTGTATCTACAGACACTAATGGTGCTAACACATATCCATATGTGATTGGTCCTCTGATGCGTCAGGGTTACAATGTTGTTGGTGGAACTGCTCCTACTGATCCTGGTGGTACAAACCTTCAGGGACCAGGTAATGGTGCTTTTGATATCAAGAGAGTATTTACTACTGGTGTCACAATTCAAGCGATTGCTGGAACAAGCACCAGACAAGTTTATGCAATTGAATCTGTAGATGCTACTGAACCTGTAACTTACCAGTGGCAAAGAAGTTCTGATAACTCAACCTGGACAAATATTGGACCTGGTGATACTGGTTATTCCAACTATACCACCAATACACTAACAATTAATGATAGTGATAAGTCTATCGATGATCTGTATATTAGATTGCAGGTTACTGATAGTCTAAGTGTTATTGGTAATTCTGCGCCCATGGCGCTGGAATATGTTGGAGCAACTCTAGCAATTACAACTCAACCAACAACAGTATCCACTTTTTCTGGGGTGGGAGCGTCGTTCAACATTGCTGTTACTGCAACTGATTCCAGTACAGTATCATATAGATGGCAGTATAGTTCTAACGGTGGATCTACATGGGCAAATGTTAGCACTTTAGGTGATTGGAGTGCAGTAAATGATACTCAGGCATCATTATCTTTGCCTGGTTCTACAATTACAACAACCAAAAATAATTATCAAATTAGATGTGTTGTTGACTCACCGTCTGCAGAGAATGGTCCACTAAACTCAAATGCAGCTACACTGACCGTAGGAAATACAACTGTTGCTGCTAGTGGAGTTGTTCATACTAATAATGCTAACAACCCAATTAAATCATATGATGAAGGTGAGACTATCTCCGTTGAAGCAACTATTACACCATCACAGAATGTTCCTGTAAACTATACCTGGAAGAGAAGTGTAGACAATGTAACTTATACTACAGCTGCTTCTGGATCTTTAACTCAAGCAAGTCCAACAACGACATTTACTGAAACTGCAGATCAAGCAACTCTTGGTGGTGCTACAATTTATTATAAACTTGAATATGATATTCCTGGTGTTGTTACTGGTGCAAGTGCTCCTCAGATTGCAACATCAAATATCTTCAAAGCACTTACAATCACATCTCAACCATCAGATACTACAGTATATGTAACGCAACCAGCATCGTTTACTGTTGCTGCAACTGCAACTAGTGGTACTGAAACTTATCAATGGCAGTCATATGATGGGTCTAGTTGGAATGATATCTCTGGTCAGACTACAAATACTTTGACCATCTCTAGCCCAACACTTGCAGATAATGCAAACACATATCGTGTAAAGGTTACTTTGGTTGGACAAAATCCATCAAGTACGGATCCTAATAGAGTTGGTGATGTTATTACATCTGGCACTGCCACATTATCAGTTGACGCTCAACCATCGATTGGTATTACTGTACAACCAGCAAACTTGTCTGTATATCAACCCGATGTTGCAGTGTTTGCTGTTGAGGCAGCTGCTTCTGATGGATCTGACATTACATATCAGTGGCAAGAAAGTAGCGATACTGGAAATACTTGGAGTAATATTAGTAATGCAACTAGTAACTCGGTTAGTACTGGAGTTACAACTACTGCAGGATTCAATGGCAGACAGTACAGAGTTATCATTACCCACCCATACGGATCTAATAGTCCACTAACTTCAAACGTAGCAACTCTAACTGTACAGACTCCTGTAATTAATATTGCTACTCAACCACAAAGTTTCAACGTTACTGCAGGTATTCCAGTTACGTTTGCAGTTACTGCAACTGTAACTAGTGGTAAGACAATCAATTATCAGTGGCAATATAGCACTGATGGTGGAGCAAATTACTCCAGTATCTTTGATGAGAACAACCCATCACTAACGACAATTGGTGGAACTGAGAACAATGGTTGGTACTATCGTTGTGTACTCACATCTGAGGGTGCAGCAGATGTAAATTCTGATGCAGGTATTCTGAGTCTTGCATATCTTGCAAACCCAACAATTACGTCAAGTAGATTTATTGATACTGTCACTAATCTGACATTTACTAGATCACCAATTATCTACGCATCATCCTTCCAATCATACATTGGAAATGGTCACGAGTCTTCTTTCTGGACTATTAGAAGAACATCAGACAATGTGGTTGTATATCAAACTATCGACACGTTGCCAGATGGTGATACCGTACAAAAAATTGAATTACAAACACCTGAGTTGGATTGGGGAACTGAGTATACTGTTCAAGTCAAATATAGAGACTCTGCAGGATTTGAAACTGCAATTTCACCTGCAGCAACGTTTGTTACTCCTGTAGTAAATCAACCCACGTTCCAACCAATTCCAACTTCACTGAGACCAACTATCATTCTAAATAGTATTGAGTTCAACAGTGCGTTATATAACCATAGTTCAACATCGTGGCAGGTTGCATCTTCTGGTACATTTGCATCAAATGCAATTGTCTATGAGTCTCTAGATGATGTATCTAACAAGATTACAATTACAATTCCAGAGACTGTAACACTAGATGCCTCTAGAAATTATTATGTGAGAGCGAAGATCAATCTAACAGCTATCTAAAATGACTACCTCATCTTGGGGTCAGGCGTTGTTTACAACGCCTACATCTCCTCACACAACAGCAAAACCAGTTGTTCTAACAACAGACACCTTTGAAACTCAAAGGAGAAAAATTAACCAGATTTCTGAGAATGTGGGAGATGTTTCCCAACTAGGCGGCAATTCTGGTAATCTTGTCGATGCTGTCAATAACTTGTCCTCAGGTCTAACCGACGATGAGGCAATCGCATTCGCAATTCTACTAGGATAAACAATGGCAAACAAATTCCGTTCAGTATCAAAATCTTCCGTTGGTCTAGCCTTGACTGATATCTATGATCTTCAGTTAGGCACAGGACAGAGCGATAAGCAGACAGTTGTCGTTAGTATTTCTTTATGTAATACTACTCAATCTGCGATTACTGCTTCGGTCAAAATTGATAGACCAGCAACTACCCAAGACGTTTCAGGGCAGAATGCTATTCTGACTGAGGACATTTTCTTGGCAAAGAATATTCCCATCCCAGCAGGATCATCAGTTGAGATCATGTCTGGTCAGAAGGTTGTACTTCAATTCAATAGCGTTGCAGGTGCTGGAGATAAAATCCAAGCACAGGCAAGTGCAACAGCAGCATTAGATGTTATTCTAAGTTACATGGAGCTAAGTTAAAATGCCATTCATTGGATACGGTCTAGATACAAATACTCTTGATCTTTCCGAAGAAATTTTATCCGCCAGTGGCAATAGTAGTGAGACTCTATCAAGAAGTATTGGTAGTGATATTGAAGTTTTAGTATACGTAGCAGATAATCTACTTCATACTGATCAGTATAGCATTACTGGATCTCTAAGGAATGAGATCACATTTGATGGTGGATTTACTCCTACTGCAGGTGACGAAATTATCATTCGTTATCTTGGCAAATCGGTTGGCGCAACGATTATTGGGGTTGCTAACTTCCACGGAAGAAGTGGACAGGTAACTCTGATTAGTCAAGACCTTGCAGACAAAGTAAATACAGCAGCAATACAAGATGATGCTGTAACTAGTGCAAAGATTACATCTAGTTCGACCAATGATGGTCTAAGAGCTATCTCGGGTGAGCACATCAAAGCAAACTCAATTAGCACTTCTAAACTTGTCAATGAATCAGTAACTCATGATAAGTTGGCAACTAGTTTGCTCAACGATGTTGATAGGGCAGTTGACACTAATAATATAAAGTCCGATGCAGTAACTAGTAGGGTTATTGCAAATGACGCAGTAACTCCAGGAAAACTGAATTTAGGACTTAGTAGCAATACTGGATTAGGTCAAGGTGATATTTACTTTGATACTGGAGTAAATAGATTCAAAGGAAATACTAATGGATCAAACTGGTATGAATTACTAGATACTTCTGGTGGTCAAACAATTTCAGGAAATCTACAAGTAGATAGTTTGACCACTTCTGGAGGTACAATCCTCAATAGTGGTTCTGGAACATTAGCAGCAGACACAGTTGATACTGCATCTATCCAAGACACCGCTGTAACTTCAACTAAACTGTCACATTCTAGTAGTGTTGATGGTGATCGAGCGGTAACTACTGATCACATTAGAGATGCTGCCATTCACTCATCAAAATTAGCAGCAAACTCTGTAACTACCGTTAAAATCACAGATGCTAATGTAACTACTGCTAAAATTGCAGATCTAAATGTTACTACAGCAAAGATAGCAGCAGATGCTGTAGACTCAACTAAACTAAAGGATAGTGCAAGTGTTGATGCTGATAGAGCAGTAACCACAGATCACATCAGAGATCTTGCAATCAATACATCAAAGATTACTGATTCTGCTGTCACTGCTGCAAAAATTGGATCAAATGCAGTAACAGAAGTTAAGATCTCAAATCTCAATGTTACTACTGCAAAACTTGCTGACGGTGCAGTAACAACTGTAAAAATTAATGATGCAAACGTAACCACCGCTAAGATTGCCGATGCTAACGTTACTACCGCTAAGATTGCCGATGCCAATGTAACTACCACTAAGATTGCTGATCTAGGTGTAACTGAGGCAAAGATAAACACTGCTGCAGTAACCTCTGGAAAATTAGCAACAGATGCTGTAACTACAGTCAAGATTACTGACCTAAATGTAACTACGGCAAAGATTGCTGATGCTAATGTAACCACAGCAAAGATTGCTGACGATGCAGTAACAAATGCTAAGATTGGACTATCTGCAGTTGGAACAACAGAAATTGCTGATGCAAGTGTAACTACCGCTAAGATCGCTGATGACAATATCACCACTGCTAAAATCGCAGATGCTAATGTAACAACAGCGAAGATTGCTGATCTAAATATCACCACTGGCAAGATTGCAGATCTTGGAGTAACCGAAGGTAAGATTGCAGGTTCTGCAGTTACTACTGGAAAGATTGCTGATGCTAATGTAACTACAGCGAAGATTCTAGATGCTAATGTAACCACCGCTAAGATTGCAGATTCTAATGTAACCACCGCTAAGATTGCTGATGCCAATGTTACTACAGTAAAGATTGCTGATCTAAATGTTACTACGGGAAAACTTGCTGATGATGCAGTAACGGGTGCAAAGATCGCTGATGATTCAATTGACTCTGAGCACTATGTTGATGGATCTATTGATACTGCACATATTGCAGATGTTGCTGTAACCACAGCAAAGATTGCTGATTCTGCAATTACTGCCATAAAACTTGATAATGATTCTGTAAATCCTAAGAAACTCAGTCTGGGATTGACTAATTCTTCCCATAGTATGGTTGCAAATCTCACCGATGAAGGTGATATTTACTTTGACCAATCTACCGATAGAGTAAATGTATATAATGGTTCTGCGTGGAGACAGTTACTTGACACCCATGGTAATCAAACTATCACCAATGATCTAACGATCAGTGGTGACTTGACTGTTACTGGTACAACAACTTACAGTAACACAACTAACCTTAGTACTGACGCTGCATTCATCACTCTCAACACTGACGTTACTGCAGCACCATCTGAAGATGCATATCTCGAAGTTGAGAGAGGTACTTCAACAAATGTCAGAATTCAATGGAATGAAACCAGTGACAAATGGGAGTTTACTAATGATGGATCGACATACTATGATCTGCCAGTACAGGTAAGTGATCTTTCCAACGATGCAGGTTATCTGACAGCAGAAACATCTCACGCCGATGTTGTTGTTGATGGAGACTTTACTGCTAATGGTCTTTTGAAGCGTACAGGTGCAGGAGCATACACATCAGTTACAGATAACTCATCCAACTGGGATACTGCCTATGGTTGGGGTGATCATAGCACTGCAGGGTATCTAACATCTGAGACTTCTCATGCTGATGTTGTTGTTGATGGAGACTTTGCAACAGCAGGTCTGATGACCACAGATGGTTCTGGAACATATACAGTAACTACAAACAATTCATCTAATTGGGATACTGCATATGGATGGGGTGACCATAGCACAGAAGGATATCTAACAGCAGAGGCAGATACGTTTGCTACTGTCACTGGTAGAGGTGCTACAACAACCACTGCAATCACTATTAATAATACAGGCGATGCTATTACCACTACTGGTAAGATCCTGTATTCAAACATGTATGCTACTACAGGTGATCTACCAAACGCAACCAATTATCATGGCATGTTTGCCCATGTTCATGGTACTGGTAAAGGATATTTTGCTCATGCTGGAAACTGGGTTGAACTTCTTGATACTGGATCTAGTATTGATAAACTTTCGGATGTTGATACATCCACTGTTGCACCAACAGATGGACAGGTTCTCGTTTGGGATAATACAAATAGTAAGTGGGAACCAGGTACAGTCGCTGCAGCAAGCAGTGGTATTACCGTCAAGCAGGTCCAAGGTAGTGGTGGAACTGTAGATGTTACTGCTACAAGTATCACTGAACTTCAGTTTGACAAAAACACAGGTTTCAACGTTACAGATTTAGGTAGTGGTGTTGCTTTTGTTGACTTTGGTAGTGCATTCAAAACTTGGTATGTTTCTGGACAAACTACTCTGGTTGCATCTGGTGAGGACGAGATTGAACTGATCGCTGGTACAGGAATTACTCTTACTACTACAACTACACATACTGGATCAGCAACCAAAGCAATTACCATCGCCGCATCAGGTGGTGGTGGAGGTGGTAGTATCAGTGATGGAGACAAAGGGGACATCACCGTCTCTAATAGTGGCGCAACCTGGTCTATTGATGCTGGTGTTGTTGGTTCAACTGAACTGGATAACACAGGCGTAACTGCTGGATCATACACCAACGCAGACATCACCGTAGACGCTCAGGGTAGAATTACCGCAGCATCTAATGGTACTGGTGGTGGCGGTGGAAGTGCTACTGCAATTGAAGATGGTGATTTTACTACGAATGGTTTAATGAAGCGCACTGGCGCTGGAACCTATACGTCGATTACTGATAACTCTTCTAACTGGAATAATGCATACAGTTGGGGAGATCATAGTACTGCGGGTTATATAACTACATATACAGTTCAAGCATCTGATCTCAATGGAATTTCAATTGATGCACTATCAGATGTAGACACTACAACAACTGCACCGTCTTCAGGAGATGTACTGAAATGGGATGGTAGTAAGTGGGCTCCAGGAACAGATAATTCGGGTTCGGGTGGAGTTTCTAGTGAAACAGATCCAGTATTTACTGCTTCTCCAGCGTATGCAATTACATCAACAAATACGACAAACTGGAATACTGCATATAACTGGGGAGATCACTCTCAGGCTGGATATTTGACTAGTGTTCCTAATGCATCTTCTACCACATACGGTAAAGTAAAAATTGACAATGTGTCAATTCAGATTAATGCCAGTGGGCAAATTTTTGCTACTGGTGTAACTGGTGGTACTGCAAACTTAGGAGTCAGCGATTCAACTGCAATCGCATACGCTATCGCACTATCCTGATAAATATAAAAAAGGTATCTCAGCATTTTATAGAAAATGGCAAAGAAGTTAATTTATAACTACGAATTTACTCCTGGCGGCGCAAATGCTGGAGTAATCAAGTTTAAGGGGAGACATCCACAGAGAACCTTGCTTCTGGTTACTAACGTTACTAGAAGCACCATTATCTATAACTTTGCGGGTGCTGGTTTTGGTGGAACCGTAACTTATGATGCAGCAAATGACGAATCCACTCTAACACTAGAAACAGATACATCTGCACAAAATAGTGCTGATGAATTACAGATCTTCCTTGATATCAGAGAAGATAAGGTTGATTTTTCAGAGACATTTACAGACCCAGTAAGTAAACTCAGAGTTTCCAATCCACAAAACCTGATTGATACTGACTTTGAGTATGGTCTCCAACCAACTAAATGGGAAACAGTTGAGTTAGTTAATAATATCCCATCATTCTTTGCAGCTAATGATTCGTATTCTATTGGTGATGTAGTTGCTGTAAACACTAGTTCTGGTTCTAAGTCAATTACAGTGATTACTCAAGAACCACATGGTCTACAAGTTGGATCACCATTTGAAATTCAAGGTCTTTCTCAAAGAACTGCAGAAGGAAAATATCTAGTAACCTCAGTAGAAAGTACCACGGTATTTTCATATAATGCCAAGAAAAAACAAACAGCCACTTCAGATGTCAGTGGTAGTTACACAGTTGTAACTCCAGGTCAATTCTATGAATCCGCAGATATCGCTACTTCTGGTGGTGTTGATACAAATGAAGCAACAAAATCTTCTCTATCAGTTACCACAGATTATACTCATGGATTTGAAACTGGGTCCTCTTTATATTTGACAAATACATATGGTAACGAGGCATATGTTGTCGATACTGGATCTGCAACTGCTGGAGATGGTAGACCTTTTATTGATTATGATCAAACTGTAACTACAACTATTGATCTTGACGAATCAAAAATCGTTACACGACAGATGAATTCGATGTATTTTTATGAGTTTCAATCTTCCGATGTAGACGTAGCAAATAATACTATTACTTGGAACAATCATAGTCTAAGAGCTGGTGATTGTTTGTTATATTTGAGCTCACCATATGATACTGCTATTGGTGGGTTACAAAGACAGCAAATTTACTATGTAAAAACTGCAACTACAAACACAATTACTTTATGTGAAACTACAAACGGAGCATTTACTACAAATTCTACTATCAATTTCAGTAGTGTTGGATCATATGATTATGGACCACACTCTTTACATCTAGCATATGAAATTAGGAATCTAAACAAAAGTAGTTATAACTACTATCACTATGCAAAAACCAGATATCAGAGTGATGGTGTAGGTTCTGGATGGGATCTTGCATCTGGAATGAATAATAGTAGAGGACTAGGAGGTGCCGAGTTCTCCCCTAACTATACTGCATGGGTTGATAAAAAATCTACTGCAGGTAGTTTATATAGTTGGCATTCTGCTGGTTATGCATATGCAACCTATAATAATCCTGATTTTAGTATGGGCAAAACCAGCGTTGGTATTGTGAATGATAGTGAATTTATGGAAGGTTTCGATAGATATCGTTCATACTCTACTGCTTATTCACCAAATCGTTGGTTTACCAGCACAATAAGATGGTATAACGCAGGTACAAATTATTATAGTTACGTTAATAGAAACGTTGACGTAGGTACATTATTTGCTGTTTTCCTAAGAGTAAATACAGAATCTGAAACGTACTTCAAGCAAAATCATGGACTAGAAACTGGCGATACAGTTACTTATAGTGTGCAATCGGGTCAACCATTAGAATATCTCATTAGAACAAGCAATAACTATACTGTTGACGGAACATTACAGTCAGTTACCAGTGGAACTTCAGGCACAGTAACTAAAGTTGATGATAATAGATTCAAGATTGAGCTTGTAGCTCAACCTACTGGATATGGGGCAATTGCAAGAATGATCCACGTTCGTGGTCAGTATCAACTTACAGGTACTTTCAACAACAACGCTGCAAATTCAATTTATGTTGGATCTAATAATCTAAATGAGAATCAAAAACTAACAGTTACTAGTATTGGAGGATTCCCGACAACCCAGACTGGAGTTTTGCAACCAACTATTAATACAATTACCAGTGTATATAATGCAATAGAAACCTGGTGTGATGGGCAAGTTACTTCTAATGGAACTGATGCAGGAAAAATAGTTTATACTGGTTCAAATTTTTACAATCCAATCTCAAATAATCGGGTATTTATTACTGACTATGGTTACCAACAACTCTACCTGACTTGGTGGAGATATTCATACTCAAGATTTTATAGAAACTTTAACAACTACTATATCGGACAGTGGAACCATGGTCATGGACCATTCCCTGCCGCAACCAATTCAGGTGTTCCAGCTGATTACCATAGTAATATAACCTTATTGCGTGATCGAGGATTTTACTATTTGACTACTCCATATACGTATAATACTACTACAGATTATGTAATTGGTATTGCTCAAGTTCCAGATGCAACTTGGTGGTATAATGCAACTTCGATGCAATTGTATTCGCAATTGTATTCATACCAGTATTCAAATAGTACTAAGTACTCATACCTTACAAGTAATGGACCTTATTCTGTATGGAAAACAAAAGCAAATGGGTGGAGATATTCGTATAAGTACCATTATTCGCTTCCAACTGTAAATGATCAAGGTTTGATGGGTATCTCAGTTTGTCTAGAAAATACAAACTGGACTATGCAAGCAGATGATCAAAATAGAATACATTACATGGGAGATACTTCAAGTAGCCAACCCTTTGGTGATTTTGATAATTATCTTAGTGGTCAAAGATATCATATTCACCTTATGATACCACAGAAGAGAAATACTTCTGCCATTTATGCTACTAACCAGGTTGACGCTGAAGCACTAGTTGATTCAGCAGTAACAGCTGTTACTACAGGACTATCATATCCTGCATTTACTAGCCCATCTACAACTGCTTATGCAAATAAAATTGATAATAATAGAATTAAACTTTTAGGACTTCCTGATGGAGAATTCTTTAGGCTTACTAGTAGTGGATCAGACCTAACGCTATCTACAGAACTAAAACGAGGTGGTGTTGATGGTGAATATGTAATCACTCACAGTTCAAGTGAAGAATTTAGGAGTATTACATCTTATAAAATTAATGGGCGAGATCTTTCCGTAACATTTAGTAATGTTACAAATTCACAATTCAATTCTACAAATCACAAACTACTGAATGGAACCAGAGTAACATATACTGAGAGTGGCGGGACTATTTCTGAACTCACATCTGGTGATGAATATTACGTAATTGTAACTGGTCCAGATAGCTTCCAACTGGCATCTACATACCAGTCGGCAGAGAATGAACAACCAATTACATTGACTACTCCCACTTCAGGTACTTTTACATTTGCAGTCAAAAACGTTACTGCAAGACAAGAGGCTGACGGAACTGTTACTTTAGAAGCGAACGAAAGAAGGGTAACAGGTACAGATACAGTATTTACTCAATATTTCAAACCAGGTGATCGATTTGTTGTCAAAAATCCTGCAACAACTCCAGCAACTTTTGATGAATATACTGTTTCAGTTGTTACCGATGACGCAGAATTATATCTTCAGGAATCTCCTGGCGGCGCACTGACAAATACAAAATATTATATTGATACGAAAGTATATGTAAAACCTGATGGGTCTAGTCAGCATAGACCATTTGATGGTGGTGTTGAGATCAATGCTGGTTCTTCACCAAACAGTTCTATTGTTAGACAAACACGTAAATATTTCCGTTATCAGTCTGGTAAAGGTATTCAGTGCTCACTGGCAATTAATTTCAACCCATCACGATTGATTGATACAATTACTGGTGTGGCAAATTCAACTTTACCATCTAAAACCTCAGAAGTTATTATTACCAATATACAAAGTTTCTCATACAATTCTTTTGGTGAAGATAGAACTGGTACTGTTATTGGTGATAATAAAACTATTACTGTTCTCAAGGGGGATACATTAAGACTGACAGTATCTGCATCTGGGCATCCAACCTATATTCAAAGCAGTGCAAGAACTAGTGGTTCTGGTCAAACTAATGTCGTCACGACTGGGGTCTCAAATAACGGCACTGATGATGGAATTATTATTTGGGATACAACAAACATAACTCCAGGAACATATTACTACCAGTGCTCTAACCACCATACCATGGTTGGTCAAATCATAGTTGATTCTGCCCCAACAGCAACTTCTTTGGTTACCGTCACAACAGCAGAACCACATGGATTGACCAGAGGAAATACTGTTAAGATTTCTGGTTCTTCTGATACGGAATATAATGGAACGTTTACTGTTGTTGATTCTGAGGACTTTAGTTTCATCTATGAATGTGTAGATGGTGGCGTAGCAAGAGCATTTACTACTGGTACTCCTTCTGGGCTTATCAATTATAATCCTGGAAATTATTCAAATACAGCAATCAGATGTGGGTTATTTGATTATCAAAATGGTTTCTTCTTCGAATATAATGGAACTGATCTGTATGCAGTAAGAAGATCATCAGTCCAACAAATTTCTGGGAGATCTAGCGTCACTTCTGGATCTAATATTGTAACAGGAACAAATACTGCATATAGTAGACAACTGTCTGATGGGGACATGATTGTTATTAGAGGATCATCTTATAGAATTACTGCTGTTGAAAACGATACCTCTTTACATATCCAACCAGCATATAAAGGTATCAATTCTACAGATGCTGTAGTTACTAAAACTATTGACACTAAAGTTCCTCAATCAAATTGGAATATTGATAAAGCAGATGGAACTGGTCCATCTGGGTTTGATATTGATATCACCAAGATTCAAATGGCATATCTAGATTACTCTTGGTATGGTGCAGGTAAGATTCGCTTTGGATTCAAAGACACTCATGGACATGTCAAGTATATGCATGAGTTTATTCATAATAACCAGTTAGATGAAGCATACATGAGATCTGGTAACATTCCAGGTAGATATGAAATTGAAAATACTGGTGGCGAAGTTGGATATATCCCAGCACTGTTCCACTGGGGTACTTCAGTTATGATGGACGGTGGATTTGACGATGATAAAGCGTATCTATTTACTGCAGCATCAAATGATCTGACTTTTACTAACGGGGACTCTGCTTCGATTAGTACCGTTGCAAATTCTTCACTAATCTATAACTATAACTATGGACAGAGAAGATTCTATTGGTATGCCAAGATTCCATTTGCTACAACAGATGCTGGTAGTTTCTCTACTGGAGTTGAATTGTATACTGCAGGTGGAGAGTTGAATGGAGAAAAGGTCGATTACACAGATTATGCAGATGGAAACTTCAACGTTTATATCTATGTCAGCGACACAAGAAGATACACACCACCAGCAATTTACCCTAGCGTGTCTAGCGGAACTGCGGTTAGCATTGGTGCTCCTGCAAGTGGTTCAACAGATACTGTTGACTTGACTCAAGATATTCCATTAATTAGTATTCGTCTTGCACCATCAGTTGATAACAACCTGAC